TTGCTTTGTCGTGTGCAGCCCAAAGGCGGGAAAGGTTAATTCCGTCACCGCCGCCATCGTGTGTGCCTACAAGTATGTGATGGCTCACGACAGCGTTGATACTGATGGGCTCCCGCTGCTGGCGCTTGACCACAGTGCGTCCCCTCGAGTGGCTCGACCTCATGACGGATTCAACGGGGTCATCTACCTGCAACCCTGCGACGACAAGGATAACCAGACGAACGCCGCCAACCTTAAAGCGTGCGTCGATTCGGTTATGAAACACGGATACGCCTTGCAGTTGCAAGTCCATAAGATAATCAACGTGGAGTGAGTATGTGCTCAATAGTTGGCGCACTGGTGCGGCGCATTGATACGCACCAAAAGATCGAAGCTGTGAATGATATCCTTGAGCACGTCTGGCAGACCAGCCATGAGCGTGGGCGGGACGGTCGCGGGTTCGTTATCAACTCCAGCGGCGAATGGGGTTTGCAGGGATACCGTGAAGTGACTCGGAGCAACGGTCGCGCAGTGTGTGCTCCCGCGTTGCACAAGATCTGCCGCTCGGCGACTGTTGTGGGCAACCTTCGGGCTGAACCGACGACGGAGTTCGTGCGTGAGAAACGTCTGTCCGATCAGCAGCCCTACACCTCCGACAAATGGTCTATCGTTCATAACGGCACCATCGCAAACGACAAGGAGCTCCGCACCAACGATCTGCCCACCAGTATCGACAGTGCAGCAATTGCGGAGCAGCTTGCAAGCGCGAATGGCACGTTTGACGAATTCGTCACTGTGATTCGAAAGCTCCGGGGCAGCTACGCAATCCTGGCAACCCATACTGACCACACTGACAAACTGTTCGTCGCTGCGAATTATCGTCCGGTCTGGTACATCGAAACTCCTTACGGGGTGTTCTTCGCAAGCTCCCGCGACTACCTGCCTCAGGAGTATCCGTCACGCATGTTGAAGCCTTACAGCGCCGCGTTATTCGACGCACAAGGCCTGAGCAAGGAAGTGAGCTTGTACTCCGGCACCGTACAAGGTGAGCGGGCGTTGGTCGTGTGTAGTGGCGGCCTGGACAGTGTGGTCAGCGCAACCTATACGCAACGCGAGCTCGGTATGGACGTTCATCTGATTCATTTCCTGTACGGGAGTCGCGCTGAGGGTCCGGAGGTCAAAGCAATTCAGGCGGTCGCGGAGTTCCTGGGCGCAGAGCTTACGCTGTTCAACTTGCCCGTCTATTCGAAGGGTGATTCCCCGCTGCTCGATCCTGACAGTAAGGTGGCGGGCGGTGAAGCTGGCGCAGAGTTCGCTCATGAATGGGTTCCTGCCCGGAACTTGCTGCTCCTGTCCGTCGCGACTGCATTCGCTGAAGCACGAGGGATTGACACCATCGTTCTCGGGAACAACCTCGAAGAAGCTGGCGCCTACCCTGACAACGAACCGGAGTTCATTTCCCGCTTCAATGACATGCTCCCGTTCGCTGTTGGTGACGGAAAGCGGATGCGTGTTATCATGCCTGTTGGCAACCTTATGAAGCATGAGATTGTCGAACTTGGGAACCGCATTGGTGCCCCTATGCACCTGACCTGGAGCTGCTACCGCGCCGGTGAGTTGCATTGCGGAACGTGCGGACCCTGCTACATGCGACGCAAGGCATTCGAGATCAACAACATCCCCGAAGTCATTTCTTATAAGGACGAACAATGAAACGCATCACCGCGGAACGCTACCACGATATCAGCACCGGCCATCGCGTCGTCGGTCACGAGAACAAGTGCCGTCACCTGCACGGGCACAACTACCGAATCCACTTCGTCTGCGAAGCTGCGGAGCTTGATACCGTCGGGCGAGTGATTGACTTCGGCGTCATCAAAGAGCGCCTGTGCATGTGGGTCGAAAATAATTGGGACCACAAGTTCCTGGCCTGGGATAACGACCCCGTCATGAAAGAAGCCTGCTTTCACATGCACGCGGACGAGTTCTTTGGCCCGTCGGTCGTGTTCGTACCGTTCAACCCGACGGCGGAGAACATGGCCCAGCATCTGGTCGAAGTTATCGGCCCGCAGCAACTCGCTGACACTGGTGTGACACTGGTGTCCGTCCGTATCGAAGAGACTGCCAAGTGCAGCGCATCTTTCCACGCCTAAGGAGCAGACATGCAGATTCACCTCACACACGACGACGTCACCGCACTGGCACACCGCACCGCCGAAGCGATCCGCCAATACCAGCACGGCACCGGCAACCCGATCGCGGCCCTGCGGGCCTACGCTGTGCCGCGGGGCGGTATCCCCGTCGCTTACCTGCTGCAAGGCCTGCTCGGTTTCCAGCTCACCAGCAACCCCGCTGACGCCGACATCTTCATTGACGACCTGATCGGCAGCGGCGCCACCTGCGAACGCCTGTGCGACGAGTACCCGGGCAAGCCTTTCTTCGTGCTGATCGACAAGCGTGAGGACGGCCCGTATCACCGTCAATGGGTCGTCTTCCCTTGGGAAGTGACTGCTGAAGTTGGCATCGAAGATCACATCAAGCGCCTGCTGGAATTCGTCAGCGAAGACCCGAACCGGGAAGGTCTGCTGGAGACGCCTGCTCGTGTGGCCAAAGCGTGGAAACACTGGTGCGGCGGATACGGCAAAGACCCTGCCAAGCTGCTCAAGGTATTCGAGGACGGCGGCGAGTCTTATGACCAGATGGTTCTCGTCAAGGACATTCCCATCTACTCGCACTGCGAGCATCACCTCGCAGCAATCATCGGCACTGCGTCCATCGCGTACATCCCGAACGGCAAGATTGTGGGCTTGAGCAAGCTGTCCCGGCTGGCGGATATGTATGCTCGCCGCTTGCAAGTGCAGGAACGACTCACCGACCAGATTGCTGACGCGCTGTTCAAGCACCTCGAGCCCAAGGGCGTTGGCGTGCTGATCAAGGCTCGGCACCTGTGCATGGAATCGCGGGGCATCTGCCAGCAAGGGCATCACACTGTGACCACAGCTCTTCGCGGAGTTATCAAGGACGAGCCCGAAACCCGCGCTGAGTTTCTGCGACTTTGTGACTAATCCATAGTTCGACAGCAATCGGGCTGTACGGCGCTACAGGCGACGATCGACTTGTTCAATGCTACCGTATTGATGACAGGTCGATCGTCGAAAGACTTATAAATCAAGTAGTTACGTCCGCCTGGCGCTGGTAAAATACAGCCATGCGAAAGGAGGTCTTATGCACATTTTTATGGCGGCGGTCTATACGAACTCGTACATGCGAGGCCAGAACCGCTACCTGAAATTGAACGACCGCGAAAAAGAGATCGTTCATAATATCCCCCACATCCTCGAGTCGTATCACTACATCGGCTCGCAGCGGTATCTCGATCAGATGCGTGCAGATAATGCGCAAGTCTTCCTCGACTCAGGCGCCTTCTCCGCCTACACACTTGGCGTCGAGATTGACCTGCCAACCTACTGCAATTATATCAAAGCGAACATGGACCTTTGGCGGGTTGAGGATGGTGTTGTCATGGCGTCCGTGCTGGACGGTATCGGTGACCCGCTCAAGACGTACCAGAACCAGCTCCACATGGAGCAGCTTGGCGCAAAGCCCCTCCCCTGCTTCCACGCGGGGGAGGACGAACGATATCTTGAATATTACGTCCAGAACTACGAATATATCACGCTGGGCGGTATGGTGGGCAGCTCAACGAAGCAGCTCTGTATCTGGCTGGACCGCATGTGGGAACGCTACCTGACGGACGGCAGCGGTCGCCCGCGGTTGAAGGTGCATGGCTTCGGTATCACCGCGATCCCTATCATGGAGCGATATCCGTGGTACAGCGTGGATTCGTCCTCCTGGATTCAGTCCGCTGCGTTCGGCAGCATTATCACCCCGGATTGGGGCCCGCTGTCCGTATCGGAGAAGTCGCCGTCCAGGCACGACGCCGGGCAACACGCAACCACACTGACCGCCATCGAGCAAGACTACGTCTTGCAGATGTTGGAAAAGCAGGGATTCACATACGAGCGTCTGAGCAGCGTCTATGAATCTCGTGCAGCATATAACCTCTGGGCGTTCGGTGTTATCAACGCAATGATGAACGCCCAAAACAACTACGAACAATTCACGCATCGAGTGCAGGAGCTCTTCTAATGCTTACAGAACTGAAATTCGTGCAGGGTGCAGTCGCCAAGAAGGACTTCATTCCTGCGCTGACGCACTTCGTCATTGAGGGCGGTACGGTCCGCGGATATAACGGGATGCTGGCGCTGTGCAGCCCGATCCCGTTTGATATTGCGTGCAAGCCTAAAGCTGAGTCGCTGGTGAAGGCGATTGCCAACTGCACCGAGACCGTTCAGCTTTCGCTCACACCAGCGGGCCGACTGTCCATCAAGAGCGGTAAGTTTAAAGCGTTTGTCGATTGCCTTCCGGACGAAAGCACTCCGCACGTTCAACCCGAGGGTGAGCATGTGGCCATTGACGGTGCAGCAATGCTCCAGGCGCTCAAGGTTGTGTCTCCGTTCATTGGTGACGACGCTTCCCGCCCTTGGTCGAACGGTGTGCTACTGTCAGGCCAGAGTGCGTTCGCTACCAACAATATCACGCTCGTGGAGTATTGGACAGGCTCCACCGTTCCGCGCCCGCTGAATATCCCTCGAGCTGCGATCAAGGAGCTGCTCCGCATTGACGAGGCACCTGAAGCAGTGCAGTTGACCGACAACTCCATCACCTTCCACTTCACGAATGGGCGCTGGTTGCGGACACAGTTGTTTGAGACCAAGTGGCCCGACCTGACGAAAGTGCTCGGTCGTGAAAGCAACCCGCAACCCATTGACGAGCGCCTGTTCGAAGCGTTGAAGACCCTGAAGCCCTTCACGGACAAAGCGGGTCGCATCCTGTTCCGCGGGGGCGGTAAAATAGCAACCCATGACGACGAAACCGAAGGGGCGGGTTATGAGATTGAAGGGTTTGACCACACTGGAGTCTATCAGATCGACATGCTGAACCTCCTCAACGGCACTTGTAAGTCTATCGACTGGTCAGCATACCCTTCGCCTTGCATGTTCTTCGGTGACCGCTTGCGCGGCGCGATCATTGGGATGCGTCAGTAATGGCTCGAGCAGACATGGCAGGGTTCTTCTGGAACGATACCCCTCCGCCGAAACCTCCGAAGCAAGAAAAGCCCAAACGCACACCGCCCGAGCGTACATGGGAGCGCCCAGACTACCTGCCGGGCTTGCAAGACGCACTGGCGTTCCGCGTTCCGCAGTTTGAAGACTGGGAGCTTGCGATTGCCGCTGCCAAGCGCGAACGGTTCGTATTCGATATTGAGTGCTACTGCAATTATTTTCTGATCGCCTTCACGTCGCTGGCGAGCGGAAAGGTGATCTACTTCGAGCGTACAGCGAACCACGACTTCAACCGCGACAAGCTCCAATGGATCATCAACACTTTCTGCCTTGTGAGCTTCAACGGCTGGAACTACGACATCCCAATCCTGTCGATGGCGCTGGCTGGTAAGACGAACGCACAGCTGAAAGCAGCGACGAACGAGATCATTGTGAATGGCACGCGCCCGTCGGATGTCCTGCGCTCGTATAAGGTCAAAGGGATTAAACCGAATCACATTGACTTGATTGAGGTTGCACCGCTTCGCGCCAGCTTGAAGATCTACGGAGGGAGGTTGCACGCCCCGCGGATGCAAGACTTGCCATTCCACCCCGAGACCATGCTGTCCCCGGAACAGATGGCGATCGTTCGCTGGTACTGCGTGAATGACTTAACGAACACCGCCATTCTGCATGAGTCGCTGAAGGAACAAATTGACCTCCGCGAAAGCATGGGCCGTGAGTACAAGATGGATCTGCGCAGCAAGTCTGACGCCCAGATTGCTGAGGCTGTGATTGCTGAAGAGATTGAGCGGTTGAACGGTGTGCGTGCGCAGCGCCCCGTCATTGAACCGGGCACGCGGTATAAATACAAGATCCCTCCGTTCATCAAGTACCAGTCCTCGCTGATGAATTGGGCGCTCGACATTGTTCGCAATGCGAACTTCATTGTGAGCGAGGACGGGAACGTCGGTATGCCCGAGGAACTGAAAGCACTGCGCCTGGAAATTGCTGGTGCAGTGTATCGCATGGGTATCGGAGGTCTGCACAGCTCCGAGCAGTGTGCCGCGCACTATGCGGACGCCAACACGCTGCTGATTGACCGCGACGTGACGTCTTATTACCCGTATATCATCTTGAATCAGGGTCTGTACCCGCAACACTTGGGCTCCAACTTCCTCCGCGTCTATCGTACGCTGGTTGAACGCCGTATTGCAGCCAAACACGCTGGCAACAAGGTGATCGCGGACTCGCTGAAGATTACCATCAACGGATCCTTCGGCAAGCTGGGCAGCAGGTACTCCGTACTCTACGCGCCCGACCTGCTGATCCAAGTGACGGTCACGGGCCAGCTATCACTGCTGATGCTGATCGAGCGCTTGGAGCTGGTTGGAATCAATGTGGTCAGCGCCAACACGGACGGCATCGTGATCAAGTGCCCCACAGCACGCCAAGCGGAATGCGACGCGATTGTGAAGCAATGGGAACTCGACACAGGGTTCGAAACCGAAGACACGCAATACCTCGCTGTTTTCAGCCGGGACGTGAATAACTACATTGCAGTCAAGAAAAAGTTTGACAAAGAAACGAAGCAATGGCTCTACCAGGAGGACGGCTGCAAGACGAAGGGTGCCTACGCCAAGACTGGCTTGCAGAAGAACCCCACGAACCAGATCTGTGTCGATGCGGTCATTGCGTTGCTTACCAAGGGCACGCCCGTGATGACCACAGTGCGATCCTGTACCGACATCCGGAAGTTCGTGTCCGTGCGTACTGTAAAGGGTGGCGCAGTGAAGGACGGTCAGTTCCTCGGCAAGTCCATCCGCTGGTACTATGCGGCGGGCGAGGAAGGCGAGATTGTGTATGCGGACAGCGGGAACAAGGTGCCCCGCTCGGAGGGTGCAAAACCTTTGATGGATCTACCTGCTACCTTTCCGCAAGATGTCAATTATGAATGGTACGAAGCGGAGGCGGAACGGATGCTTCGGGACATTGGTTACATTTGACGCTTCAATTGTAACATCCTTGCGCAAACGCAAATTACATGGAACTATGTATTGCAGGCTTAACGTGCGTCACCTAAAGTGCAGGTCATGGATGCAACGATGCGTCCTAACCCTCAACCCCAAGGAGATGGAAATGACTGCAAACAAGACCCCGAAGCAAGTGACCTTCAACAACGAAGCTGAGTTCGAGAAGGCTGTCCTGGAACACATCGGCAAGGTTCTCCCCGCTGCTGTGCATGAAGCGGTCCATGCCTGCTTGGTAAAGGTTGCACTGTCACAAGGCGACGCGGCACCGTCCGAGCGTGCAATCCAGAACGGTGTGCGCCACCCTAAGCATGGGGGCAAGTGCCACACGGTCTGGGCCAAGCTGGACACCATGCGCAAGGCTGGTATGGAGCCCACGCTGCCGGAGGTGATCGCAATGGCACACGCCGAAGGTTGGAACGCGAACAACACCCGGATCGAGTATTACAACTGGAGACGCTTCCACGGCTACGGTGCCCCCGCTAAGAAGACCGAGCGTCGCAGGACCGAGCGCCGGGTCAAGCAAGTCAAGCTCCCGCGTGGCGTCAAGAACCGCCGCGTCGCAGAGCGTCGCATTTCTGCCTGATGCGTGCCAGTGGAACAGTTCGACTAAAATAATTCTTGCACAAGTTAGAACTGTTCCACTATACTGCACTCATGTCCAACGCATCCAGGAGAACTGAAATGGCACGCTACCTCAAACTCGAAACGACAAAGACCTACGCTTCCATCGAAAACGCAATCAAGGCAGTCGAAAAGAAGTTCCCGGAAGCCGACAACGACGGTCTGACGTACATCGTAATGAAGACGGAAGATAATCGTTATTACCCCGTCTTCCTTGACGAGCGAGCCCTCCAAGCGGGTGTCCATTTTCACTTCCACGTGGCAGGCTAAGATGACCGTCCGTGAGCTTATCGATCTGGCGCGTAAGCACGCCAACAACGGTGCCGCGATGCAGAGCAGCGCGGTTCTGTGCCTCAAGCAGGCAGAAGACCTGGAGTGGCGCAAGGAGTACGCCGCCGCCCGTATGCACGCAATCAAATCCCTGGCCTATTCCGTCGGCGTGTTCCACCCCGATTACAAAGCCGCCACCGCTAACTAAGGAGAAGAACATGACCGACACCAACAAGATCCTCGAGCGCGTCAAGAAAATGGTTGCGCTGGGCAACGATGCAGGCGCAACCGAAGCCGAGCGCGAGACCGCGCTGCGCATGGCCTATAACCTGCTGGCGAAGTACAATCTGTCGATGGCTGACCTGCCCGAAGACGATTCAACCGAAGCACGCGAGCGTCAGGATGTGGTCATCAGCGCCGACCGTTGGGCCCGCAGCCTTGCGCAAGCGGTCGCCAAACTGTTCTTCTGCCGGTACTTCTACAGCGGCACAGGTACGTCCGGAAAGGACAAGCATTGTTTCGTCGGTCGTCAAAGTAACTGCATCACTGCCCGTTACATGGCGGAGTTCCTGATCAAGTCCGTCAAGCGCGAAGCCACCAGCCGTTACAAGTCGCCCACGACGCCGCAGGGACGTTCGTTCTGTGTTGGGACGGTCGATAGCATTCGCAAGCGGGTTGAAGAGATGATCAAGACCGACACTGAAAGCACGCCCGGCACCGCGCTCGTTCTGGTCAGCTTGCACCAACGCGAAGCGGACGCGAACCAGAAGTGGCTGGACAATGAAGGGCTGTCTCTGACCACAGCGAAGGCGCGTGCCGACAACTCGCTTCGGGCTGGTGCGTTCTACGAGGGTCGCGAGTACGGAAAGACCGTGTCCCTCAACCAGCAAGTAGGCAGCAGCGCCAACGGCTTTAAGCGGCTGAAGTGACAGCCAATACCCTTACACCGGCGAGGCTGCGATCGCGGCCTCTGCCGGCCCTGTGCAACCCGCAACCACCAAAAAGGAGTCCCAACATGGGTGACATGGCAGAAGAAATGAACGCGCTCAAGCAGTACCACAAGGAGCGCCGAGCGGAGAAGGCTGAAGTGAATATTCAGCACCTGACAGAGATGGGCATTCCTGCCCGCGAGCAGTCAAAGAACGTGTTCCGCATTGACACCGAGCACGGCGCCGTCATGTACTATCCGCCCAGCAACAAGTGGCAGCACCGTGGGCGAGTCCATCGCGGGGACGTTAAGTCCTTCAAAGGTTGGCTCCAGAACAACCAGTACATCTGAGGAACATCATGCGTCGCACTAGCATTCTAAAAGACAACTTCTACACCATCTGCGCCGTCCTTGCGGGGCTTATCCTGTTCGGTTTTGCTGGAACAATGGACTACGAATCCGAGCAAGCGCAGCTCGAGCATTATTGCGAGATGGTGGAGCTCAACAAGACTGACCCGTCGAAAGGGTGGCCCGACTATGACGGCATCTACCGCACTGCCTGCCGAAAATAAAAAGGGCGGTCACGCCATATCCAAACGTGACCGCCAACCGCATAGGAGAAGGATGCGGGTCGTTATTTCTTGCGGAACTTGTCCAGCGAGCGGAAGCCTAGGTAGGCTGCTGCCGGAGCGATAATGATCATCGCCAAGTCCCAGGACGCGCCCACCTTGAACACGTCCGCAGCTTTGAGCCCTTCGAATCCGATGATGTATGCCATTGTGGCGTACCAGCTCTGGCGAGCCATCATCGGTCGCGTGTGGCGAACGTATTCGTCTTCCGCAGTATCGCCCGTGCGGATGGTGATCTGTTGCTGCTCGTGCGCAGCTTGTTCGTCCTTGAGTCGCATCTCTTCCATCGTTCGGATGTGCTCGCGAATGCTTGCTTCTTCCTGCACAGCAAGCTCGCGCAGCTTGAGCACCGTTGCGGGGTCGCCCTGCAAGGCGGCTAGGGCCTTTGCGGGGTCGTTGGTGCCAGTAGCACTGCCCACCAGCGCAACACCGGCAGCAACGGCCCCAGGCACGTTCCCGGTGAGCAAGCTGCCCACCAGTGCGGCGCCAGTGCCCGCGTTGTTCTTGAGCCAACTACCTACGTCTGACCAGTTCATTGATAATCCCAGATGACGTTATTCGGCAGACCCGGGCCACCGATTCCCAGATGCAAGAAGTTCTTGGCCACACCGATGCGGGTGATGCCGTGCTTCAGTGCAAGCTGCACCAGCCGGAAGCGGTCCGCACCGTTGTCACACGCGATATCGGCGCAGGCGCCTTTCGTGTGCTCACCGTTGGAATGACCCTTCTTAGCTTCGACGGGATGCGAGGGATCCCGGTATCCGCTGGTGACCTTCATGGACTTGCCGTACTCAGTGCGAATGGCTTGCAACACGTCCAGGAACGGGGCTTGCATGTTGCATTTCCCCGTATGCTTACAGCGAAATTCTGCTTCGCTGAAGTTTGGATACTTTTTCCAGTCAATCATTGCTTGTCCGCCTTTTTGTCAATCTTGTCTTCGATCTTGTCCAGCTTAGCGAACAGTGCCGTCATGTGGGACATGAAATCGTCTTTCTTGACGTATGCTCCCGCCACCAGAACTTCGATCTGGCTGACCTTCTCGACAATCTGTTTGTCAGCGGTCTGCAAGTCTTTTACCGCTTGCCACACTGCATTGAGTAAGAATCCGATGAGTGCTCCGAATCCCGCTAAGAGCCAGTTGATGATGGTTTGATCCACAGTGACCCCCAATTAAAGTTCTGCGTCCAGGAACAACGGAGTTCCGGAATTTCCACTACGGGCAGCAAAGCGGCCTACACCAGACGCCGTTATTTTAAGAGTTCCACTATTCAGTCCTGGTAGGAATGTAGGCTGGGCGCAGTTCGCCACTTGAAATGTCGCAAGCGTTGGAATAGGCTCAGCCCTCATTGTTGTGGGGTACTGAATTGTCTGATACGCCGTTTCACCTGCTGCTCCGGCGTATCCGGTTACGCCGACAGAATCTAAATTGCTGCTACCAACAATCAATTCGTACCGCTGAACATCGATAAGCTCTTGCGTGATGGCCTTCTGTATGAATGGGGTTGCTGTATTTCCGCTCTCTAGCTTTACTTCGCCAATTCTCAGATAATTTCCAACACTGTTCGCAAGATTTCGGCTCCCGGACACGGCAATAAGATTACCGGATTGCCAACCTTGATTTCCTGTGAAAGAGGAGCCCGCGTAATAGGAAAACCGGAGCTTAATTGCATAATTTTGGTCAAGCCTCCAAGTCCTGTTCACAGAAGCCGACAAGTCTATTACGATAGACTTTTTCTCCCATACGCCTGACGCATTGACCGTATAAGATGCGAGATACGTCTCCTCTGTTGCCCCAGAACTATCAGGCTTGACTATTGCAATTGAATATGTTCCTGGATAATTTGTTTTTACCCAGAATGACAGAGTTACAACCTTATCTCTTATCTGAAGACCTGCCTGCCTGCCTTCTACTGCATAGCGAATATGCGCTTCGCTGTTCGAAGCGGGACTCGGGCTCGCAGTGGTCACCTCTGCGTTAAGGGAAAATTGGCTTGCAGGCGTAGGAGCATCCTGTATTCTACTCAGCTGGAATTGAGCGGATCCTGCGGATTGGCCAAATCTCCACCTCGCCGCCGTGACTGTGAAATGCGCTATAGCAGGCCACGTCTCCCCACGATGGGTTATTGCGAATCCTCCGTTGATAAGGATATTACTTCCTTGCATCGACAGATTTAGGGTGCCTTTTACATAATCGGCGAGGATGTCCGCTCTCAGACTTTTTTCGGTCACTCCTTGTCGAGTCAGAAAAAGGTCCGCTCCGGCCAACGTACTAGCAGCAACCAGATCCGAGAGCGTGACTTTTGTAGCGCCAAGTTTAGATGTGATGGTTGATTCGTTACCTGCCAAGGATAGAATTGCAGCTTGTTGGTTGATTAATTGACGAACTAGAGCTTCCTCGGTTGCGGTGAGTGCCATAATTACAGATCTCCAAATTGACGGGACGTTGCCATAATAACCACACTGGCTCCGCCGCTTACGGGTTGATTGCCGCCGACCGTGGCCGTGCCAAGGGTAAGGGTGGCACTGTTGATCACTTTCAGCGTATGCACGGCGTCCGCTGCCCCCTTGTACCCGATAGCGATGATGTATTTGTTCGGGTCGGCGCGGTCAAACGCCTCCAGGCGAATGACGCTGTTCGGTACGGTAAAAAGGCCCACCCCGTTGGCATCGCTGACGCGATCGCGGTTGATGTAGCGAAACACTTTCTGGAAGAGCCAGTTGAGCCATTGTGCTGGCAGGGGTTGCCCACGCCCACCAGCAGTCTCAGGAATAAAGCCTTGTGACAGCACTGCGTCAGGGGGCTGTCCCACATTCTGCTGGCCGTCGGGATAACCGACGTAATCTTCAGCGAACTGAATCATTGAAAGACCCCTGTGAGATTATGATGACCGAGTGTGTTCAAACTGTTTGGATTATACACAGCGAGCGTCGGCCCGCCAACGTCCAGGTATCCAATTCCGACGTCAAGCTCTGCGGGAACAACACCGCCCAGCGTTGCGGACCCTGTTGCCAGAGCACCTTGGCTGACTTGAATGTCACTTCCGTTCGCTGTCAAATAGTCAGCAGCGTTATTGACAAAAAACTCTCCTGGAATTGGTTCCTTCGCAAAGCGGAACGGCTTGTCGCGGAAAGATACCGCCACAGGTACGTGGCTGATCGCTGCGGGCGCCAGATCCTGCATTGCTGCCTGGATCTTGTGATCAACAAAGAACCCGTTCGTGAAAAGCAAAGCGGTGGCAGGATACGCCTCCAGATACTGGCAGTCGGTCGGATTGGTAAGGAACTTCAGACCGCGAATCAGATCGGTTGGCGTACCCTTTGAGATATTGACGAACACGCGGAACTTAATGGCCGCACGATACGCATCATCATCACGACCCTGCCTGCTTTCGCCGACAATGTGTCCGCAGCCGTCAAGCTGCTTACCGTTCGCAGTGTCGATCCAACGCTCCGCGATAAGTGCGTCAGCGTCGCTTTCCAATGTGGTCAGCGGGCCCACAATCGCAGCCATCAAGGCCTTCAGTTTAGGCGAGTTCTCAAACTGACCTGTGAGGCGCGGTACAGCGACGGCAGCGTAGTCGAGCATTATTACACTCCCACCACAGTGATTCGGGTTTCCGCGAACAACGCAAGCTCGGAACGCGCCACGCTGACGTTCGCTGTGCTGTAAGTAGGCGTCCCGCCCGCGGTCGTTGTCAGTGCAGCTTCAACGGTAATGGAACCGATGCCGCTGGTTGCATCGTAGATCGGGCCGTAGAAGCGTTGAGTAATGATGTCCTCGCCGATGCCAATGGTGGCACTGAAACCCAGGATTGCGGACTTAATTGCGTGAGCGATCTCCGGTGTAAGAACCTCCTCCGGGTATAGAACATCCACTGTTACTCTAATCCATGCAAAGCGGTCAGCTGGGCGCGAGAACTTGCAGATCTGGATGTCGCCGTTCTCGTCAAGAACCTGAAGGCTGGTGTTGCCATACGTCTCAATTCCCGCGGGCTTAACTTCGAACAGTTTGTCCGCGACTGCCTGATCCAGTCCGCCGTTGATAACTGCCTCGAACGAATGCGGGGGCAGGTTGAAGGCGTCAATGACGTTCGTACGGTTTTCGTAGATGGCGCAGTAGCTGACGGAATCCACTTCAGCAAGGACGCGGGAGCGGATTGCTTGGGCTGTTGCCGCACCGGTCACTCGAATGCTGTTCGCGTGGCGTTCGCGCAGCTCTTCGTCTGTCTCAACGAATCGCCCCGTCGCACCTGCAACAAGGTTATTCACTTCGTCCCATCCAAGAACGGAACTGTCAATTCTTGTCAAGGAGTTGGCGGGCAACCCGTAAGCACCGAGCTCCAGCGCGGTAAAGACGACCGGCGTGCCCAGCTTGGTGATGGTGAGGTTTGTACCGACCGTCAGGGTGAAGTCGCTGTACTGGTCCTTGGCGCGTAGGCGCAGGACACCATTCGAAGCAGTTGCCAGGAACACGTTAGCGTCGAACAGTGCAGCAAGACCGGAAGCAATTTCAGCAGCCGTTGCGCTGGCGTCGGACGTATAGACCACACTGGTCCCGTTCGCGATCACTTGGTAGGCGGTCGTATTGGCAACGGTGTTCGGTTCGATCAGCACGTCACCAGAACTCGAACGGCTAATCACGGTATCAGCGGTCGTGACGTACTGCCGGTTATCGATAGAGCGTGCAAGGGCACCAGCCGGGATCAGCGTGCTTTCAGTACCGTAGCACATAGCGACCGCCGTTGTTGGCGCAGCAGCGAGGCGCTCCAGCCCCACAAACGACACCGCGCCGTCCAGCGAAGTACCTTCCGCGCTGGACGGGTACATGCTGTCATAGGTGTTCTGCAGAGCTTCGTAGGCGTCGTCGAGCGCAGCCGCAAAGATACCGATGATCTGACCGACCACAGCATCGGCGTTCGTATTCACCGGGCCCAGGGCGTCGGTGAAACGCTTGTCGTAGTCGCTCTTGATCTCTGTGAGACGCGGACGCTCGAAACCTTGTTCAGTCAAGCTCATGCAGTTACCTCAACAATTCCGTAAGGCGTGTCCGCCGTGAATTCAACCGTCAGCTTCCGGGTTGAATTGCTGAACGAGTAGGAGAAGGAAAGGATCTGTCGAACACCTTCTACTTCCAGAATGCTTTTCCGCAGCGCAGCAAGGGCCCCGGAGAGCGTCAATTGCTTGCCTAGAATCTGTTGCAGGTAAGGCGTCCCGAACTCGGTGTCCAGAAACCATTCGCCCCGCCACAGCTTCAACTTGATCAGTACCTGCTGGCGCACCTGTTCAGCCTTATCCACCAGCTTCAGATCTAGCGAGCTGGTGTCAAGATCGTGGGATGTGGTAAGCGCAATATCAAGCATGTCGAGGATGATAACACTCCAATCGCAGGTCCATCAAGCTATAGACGTCAAGCATTGGGAACCGCCGTATTGCTGCCGCCAGCCTGAACGCCACCGTGTGTATGCGAACCGTCAATCTTCTTGCCCAGGCTAGTGATGCTGCCTGACGTGTGGTTGATGTTCCCGCTGATCTGTGTTCCGTTGGCGCCCCCGTTGCCGGCCAGCCCGTCCTGATAGGTCAGTTTGCCTTGCGTTAATAGCGTGCCGGTGTTCGTCGTGTTGGGCGTCGTGATAGTTGTTCCGCCCGGAGCGTTGATCTGCAAAGCCCCGCCCGCGGTGAGTCGAATGTATGCAGCCCCGAAGAACATCGTCATGTCAGCATTGTTGCCGCTGTCACCCGCCCCCGCATTGCCAAGGTCACACATGACCGCATAAGCGTCTTGAAGGTCGAACATGCGGCGGTCGTCAGTACCGTCAATGGCTTGCTGCGAGAACACGAGAAGGCACTTGTCGCCGGGTTTCACCGGACCCTTGACCCCTGCTGTCCCGCCTGAGAACGAAGGCCAGCACACACGCACGTTCGGGATGATCGGATAGTCCAGCACGTCGCCGTCCGCGAATCGCTTCTTACCAGTTGGGGCCACACGGGCAAGCCCGTTCTCGTACGACACAACGACGCCGGGAATCGCGGTATTCACGTCCAGCAGTTGTGCCCGAATAAGACCCATCAGGGCTTCGACGGGGTTGTTCGATGTCTCAGCCATTATTTCACGTACCTCAAAGTCAATTCACTGTGCCACTCGTTGCCGTGGGTGTCGCCCACATGAGTGAGTTCCTCAATGCGGAAGAACTCCCCGTCAATGCCTTTGGACCTCACCTGCACATAGCCGCCAGGCTCAATCAGCGGTTGAAGCAAGGACTTGACCTTGTAACCGAGCACCTGGAGCACCTCCTGCACCTCACCGTCTTTGTCGCGCTTCGTAGTCTTGCGCACACCCGGCTGGCTTGCGGTGATACCTTCCTTCGCGGCAGCTTTCTCCGTCATTGTTTTGGACTCTTGCATCGGAGACCCGATGAGCCCGGTGTCGGGGGACAGCACATACGCCTTCTGCTTGAAGACGCCACCCTTCTTAATGATTTGGATCTCGCGGTTCTGGATGCTCCATTCCAAGCCCCCATTCTCGCACGCCTTGTCCATAGCATCGCGCACGCGACCAACGAACGCAAACCCTGCCGGGTACTGCTTCTTGGCTACGTCGGCAGGCAGCGGGCGCACAGGCAGGCCAAACTTCTTACTGATAGCGGTGACGACCTGCAACACGGTGGCGCCCTTACCGAACGACAGCGACACCTTCGCGTCGCGGAACTCAACGAACCCGTCTTGCAGTTCAAGCTCGGTGATCCAGTCGGGCCCTTCGCGCACCGTAAGCGTGCGGGTGACGTTGCCGCTGAAGATTGTGGTCGCTCCGATGTCTTCGCTGTACCCTGCCTTCAGGATCAACACGTTGCCAATCACCTCAATGAGGGCGCGGGTGTCCGGTGCAGCGTTCCAGACCTTCACGGTGCATTGATTCGGCGTCTTAGTGGAACCCTTTTGGATGCTGAATGAAAAGCGGAGGCCTGCAAGCTCTTTGCCCTTGCCCCCTTCCTTCCCTACGACCAATGATGCAACGCGGTTGAATAGCATGTCTTAACCTCGGACCGGCTGTGCTGTGACCACAGCGTCCGCCTCGTAATAGTACAGCCCGAAATTCACAGCGAGGTCAGCATAGGCAGGACGCTCGGCGTTCCCCTTTTCTTGTACGAAGTAGAAGTCCCCTGCTGGAAGCAAGGTGTTCTTGAACCGCCCGATCAGCGGATAGTTCTTCACCATCTTCACATTCGTCACCAGCGGGGTCTCATCTGCTGCGCTGATGGATAATGAGAAGTAGCCGAAACGCTCGTTCCACAGAACGCGAATGATGTAAGGATTGCCGTCAAGCTCTACGCTGACAAGCTGGTCCGTCGTGTCGGGTTGCAGCGGGATCTTTTGAATGAGTGACATTATTTGAAGACCCTCGATAGTGTGCTGGAAGGTTTCTGCACCGTCTCAGCTTGCTTCTTGCCAGCGTCCTTAGTCGGTTCGGATTTCTTACCCGTAGCAGCGTCGCCCTTGGCTTCCTTCTTCGGGTTGATGCCTTCCGGTACATCCACCATCTGCGTCGCCACCTTGCGGATGTTAATGAACTCCGCGCTGAACTCGATTGCTTCACCCACACCAGCGGAACGCGGGATCGTGACGTTTGTCAGCACCATGTCATCATAGATCCTGTGCTTCGTATAGACCGTCATCGGCTCTTTCAGCTTGATCAGCTGGTGTAGCAAGTCAAAGACCGCTTGTGTGCGGTTCCCTACGCTGCCCGAATTGACAAGCCCCGACACAGACTGGCTCAGGGTGAGGGGGGTGTCGGTAACGAAGCCTCGGATCTTCAGCTTGTCAGACTGGTCGATAACGTGGTCAGTGACTGGTGCGCCCACCTCTACGGGGTTGCTCGTTGCCTCAGCGGACCATTCGTGATTCTCGTCCAGCACCGCGTCAAGCTCGATGTTCCCGTAAAGGTTTCCAAACGCGGTCTGGAACCATTGCCCGCCGAAGTATAGTCCGATCATATTCTATCCTCAGGGCGCATAGACAGCAAGGTCACGCGCCAGTTTATCGTTAGCACCTTTATTGAACGACTGCTGTGCCGCGTTCTGCAGGAATGCAGCTTGCTCGGCAGTCGTTCCAGGCGGGACGGTGACTGTGACATTGGTGTTGGACTGTACGTTCGGGCGCCCCGCCCCCATAGCCGCTGGCGCAAGCTGCGCCGGTGCAACGGTACTGGCAGGGGTAGCGCCAGGGCCTGTGCCGGCCCCTGCGTCGCTGCCTAGGCCAACAAAGCTCTTGGCGCCCTCCCATGCACCGGAGGCAAGCCCTTTCACCTTGTTCCATGCGTCGCTCACAGCATTGACAATGGGCAGGAAGATCGCGTTGTAGATCATCGATCCCCAGGCAGCGAACGTCTCCGTCACGTATGCGGTAACGGCTGTGAAAGCATTCACAAAGGCGTCGCGAATTGCTGTTCCCCATTGCGTCAGCAGCTCGGCGAAGTACGTTCCGATCGCTGCCATCACAGTGCTGAAGGTTTCCCACCACCAAGTGGCCCAGGCGGACAGTGCTGACCACAGTAGCGATCCCAACTCTTCCAGGCCAACTTTGAATAAGTTCCCGTCCAGCGTGAATGCGCCGACAAGGATTGCACCGATGGCCGCAATGACTTGCCCGAGCCATGTGAATGCGTCCTTCACCATCTCGATCGCTGCCATCACGTAAGGGCGCCATTCCTCCCAAGGCCCAATGAGTGACCCGATAAGCGAGTCGCCCCCGTTGATCCAGACGTACAGGTCTTCCAGCACCAGCGCAACGGCGGAGATGATCGCAATGATCTTGATGAAAGGTAGCATCGCCAACAAGCTGGCCGCACGGAATGCAGCCAGGATGGACAGCGCCTTGGCACCAAGCGCAACGCCGATGGCAATGCCGACGAAGCGGAGCATGTTTTCCCATCCTCCGAACGCATCCACCAGCTTATAGACGCCAGCTTCAATCTTGTCGAACACCGTGAGGATCGCGTTTGCGATTGTGGTCACGAAGTTCGAGTCGCGGTTCATCTTGTCGAGCATCCGCGCAAAGCGGTTCCCGATGACGGTCATAGCGCGGCCCACGGTCATGGGCATCTGCTTGAACTTGTCCCCGAAGTAATCCGACATCTTACGGGTCGCGTCAATCACTTCCTTGGCGGTCAGCTTGCCCTCCGACGCCATCTTCTTGAGCTGCTCACGAGGGATTTTCATCGTCTCCGCGAGCTTGTCAAGGTACTGCGGGGCAGCTTCCGCCATCGAACGGAACTCGTCACCTTGCAGCACACCTGACGCCAACGCTTGCGAGAACTGCGTCATCACTGCGGACGCTTCCTGCGCACTTGCACCGCCCACGACAAGCGCCTGCGAGATGGTGTCGGTGATACCTAGCAGGTCTTCTTGAGTTGTGATGTAGTCCTTGGCAGCGTTGCCGACCTTCGTGTAGAGCGAAGCGTAGGCGTCAATCTTCACGCCTGATGCGCTTGCACGACGCGCCACCTCATCAAAGGCATCACCCGCGTCACCTACGGTCTGCGGAAGCTGACCGATTCGCGTGCGGATGTTTTGCATCTCGTCCGCGATGTTGATGATTGCTTTGACCGTAGCGAAGCTGACCACAGCAGCAGCCATATTCCGGAAGGCGGTCGCTGCCTCCTCAGCCCGGTCTTTTACCCGCTGAACACCTTTCTCAGCATTGTCAAGCTGAGACCTGTTCAACGAGAAGCCGAGTCGGGTAATGAGTTCGCGTACAATCAATTCGTCACCTCTGTGCCTTTGCTGCTTCGTATTGGGTCGCTTCGATGTCAGACTGCATATCGAGCAGCGCATTCAGCGCCTGCAAGTCCTCCACCGAAGCAACGCCATCTTTCACTTCCTGGAGCGTCACCTTCCCCGCAAGGATGGGGCGCCAGATCCACAGCTCCGCTGACAGCTCGTCGTCTAGCTTGCCTGGGACTTTTGCGTCGTCTTCACGCCGTCGGTCAGAGCGCCAAAGCGATCGACCAGTGAGGCGAAAAAAGGGCCGAATTGATACCTCGCGACTTCAAAGATCAGTTCGTACAGGTCGAACAGGTTCTCGGTCGTGAAGCACTGATCAATATCGGTGCCACCCTTGATGAATTTCTTGGTCTCCACGCAATACACGCGGGACTCTGCAAACAACGGGAGAACGATGTTGTCCATGATGGACTCGTCCAAGTTACCCGCGATGACCTGTGCAGCTTCCTTGACGTCAATGTCGCCCAGGCCCTTACCAGCGCCCACCAGCGAACCGATCACAGGAACCGCAATCTTCTGGAGCCTCATGAGCAGCTTATTCGCTGCAAAGGCGTTCATTCGCACACAGGTGAATTCCCGCGTGCCTACGATAAAGGTTTCTTGCTGCATGATAATCCCTCGATTGTGGTCAATGAGTCGGAGTATAGCAAAACGGGGCCTTGTGGGCCCCGTTTCACTTCCCTCAACTTAGTTGCCACCGCCGTGGAAGATCTTCAAGTCCGCTGCACTGAAGACCCACACACGCTCAGAAACTTCCTTGCCGAAGGTAGCCTCAGGCACGGACTTGATCCAGCACTGCGTCGCAGCAGCAAGGGATCGCCCGGAACCGTCCAGCACTGCGATCGGGATAACGATCAGGCCGTCGTTGGTGAGGTCGTCTGTCGCGAGCAACGCGGACAGCAGGTCATTCGCGTTGCTGGTCTGCAGGAGCTTGAACTCGAACTCGCCCATCTTGTTGGCGTTGCGAGCGCGAGCCACACCACCATCGGCACCGACGCGGGTGAAGTACATATCCTCCGAGCGACGAGCGATGATGGCGTCACCATCGCTGAAGCCCGACAGAATGACTCCGCCGACGGTGCAGATGACCTGTGCGGGATCGTAGGAACCTGTCAAAGTAGCACTCATTCATTCTCTCCTTAGAGTTCGTATGCCAGGGCACCAGTGATTTCCACGACGTGGATCGCACCAGCAAGGCGGGCCGTGAAGCCGAGCGACAGGACGCGAGACGCCTTGATGCTCGGAGCCAGTTCGACGGAACGCGGGTAAGTGATGACGAAGCCCGGAACCGTGTTATTGCTGGCGTCCAGTTCGTCCGGCGCAATACCGCCCACGTTCTGGCCTTCCTGCAACGACTTCCGCAGGTTATTCACGCACAGCTGAATCCCCGCGTCGGTGTAAGGCACCTTATCGCGGTTGATCATCATCTGCGTCATATTGACCTGGATGGTGTCCTTCAGCCAGTCGCGGAAGCGAATCACGTCAATCCATTCGCCTGCTGCAACCTTGCCGGGGTTCGTCAGCGCGATCTGTTCCTGGTAGAACTCGAACGTGTTGCCACCCTTGCTGACCACAGTTTGCTTCTGCGTGCTGGTCAGCGGCGACGGGGTCACGCTTGCGAGCGACTTGAGCGCCCACGTTTCGCCGCCAGGCTTGATGGTGAATACGCGACCGGCCCAGGCTGCGTCCGGGTATTCGGTAGCCGCGTTCGTGTGGAACAGAGCTGCCGTGCGATAGTACCGCGTATTCTTGAGCACGCTCAGGAGGTCGGTCGTCACGGACGGGTTCAGGACGTCCGCTTCGTTGGTAGCGGTGATGAAGAGCTTGTCGTTCGCTTCGGTCCAGGCAGCAGCGTCGAGCTGAACCTGCTTCACACGCTCAACCATCACCAAGCCATACCAGCGATTGTCCTCGTCCAGGATTGCGTCGAGGTCGTTAGCGACGGCAGCGGTAGCAGCCAGCGGGGTGATTGCGCCCCATTGCAGGTTACTGACCAGCTCCACCGAGCCCACAGCACCGATCCACGCGATCTCCACCGTGTCGCCCACAGCAGTCGCGGTGATCACTTCGTCCGTGTCGCTCGTCACTGCCAGCGCCAGGCCGGTAGCGATTTCCGCCTTGGTCGGAGTGCCGTCAGCTGTGTAGCTGTACGACTCGCCATTGACCTTGAAAGAATAGGTGCCCAGCGCAATTAGGTCAGCAACTTCAATGACCGCCTTCAGCACCGCACGACGACCGACCTTCACTTGGCGCGGACGCGGGATCTGGCCGAAGCAATCGGACAGAGCGGTCAGCAGTGCGGGCGGCAGATCGTCTTCGGACGCTGCGTTGTAACTGGTATAGACACGCACACGCTCAGGGAAGGTCATCAGCGGAGCGACGATCATCGGAGTACCGAAGTCGCCTCGCACAACACCAGCCGTCTGGAGCGCGATTTGTACTGAAACAATATCGTCAAGGGTTGCCATTGAAAAACTCCTTATGTCAAATCAAGCCCACTATAACACAACCGTGATGACTTCCGCCAGATCCGGATCCGCCTCATCAAACCCTGGAGCTTGATTCGTGACGTATCCTGCGGACGTTTCCACCGTATCGATCACGCCAACACGGTCAAGAAGCTCCGTGCCAAAGCGAACGAATAGATCCACACTGGCGCGGGGTTCCAGTTGCGAATTGTCTAGCTTGTACGGCACGTTGAGCACGTCGCCCACGTCGTACAGTGCAATCTTTTGACGCTGCCACTCTTCCAGAACAGTCGTGCGGGAAAGGTTGTCGCGGAGGTCTGCACACGACACGTCGGAATCGGTTCCGATGCGCTGCACCTGTACGGTGATCTCGCGCACACCGCTCACAAGCTGATCGCCGTTGTCATCCACACCTTGGCTGTAAGAATCCTCACCGACTTGTCGTTGTGCAGACAGCCGAAGTGTCCAATACGGCAGAGGCGGGCGCGGCGCGTTCTGGTCCGCGAAGACCAGCATCTCCGCACCAACAAGCGCCTTCACCAGTGTGTAGAGCGTAGCCTTGACAGTCATTACGGCCTCTTGAGTGCGCCGGACAGCCAATCAGCTGTCGATGTGAATTTGAACACCTTCATGCCGATGTATTTGTAGTGGCTGATCACCCCGGACTGATTTGCGAAGATGCTGATAAGCTCGTACCCGTAGCCCTCATGAACGACGATGTCCGGCTGCACACCTTCACCGTCCGCAGTCACCTGAAGACGGTCATTGGTATAGAACTTCACAACGTCGGACAGGTGGCGCCCTTCAGGTAAGGCGTGCAAGTCGTGCCCCATGACCACAGGTTGCGCCGACGCCATTGTGGTCGTCGCGCTGCGGGCGCCCGGGGCCCAGTTGCCGTTCGTGTAGGTGCCCACAGATTCGCGCAGGACTGCCTTGGGCTTGCGGAAGCTCACGTCTGCCTCCCACGAATGCTGATCTGCACAGCGTTCGCCATTGCGCCGCTATCAACCAGCGTCTTCGTTGAACCCTTTTTCGCCTTGACAGTGCTTTCAGCAAGGCGGGGCAGGATGTCGCGCCCGGTGATCGTTGCTTGGATGCGCCCAGCGTGCTTCTGCCCGATCACGGTCAGTGCAGCGTTCGCAGTTTTCTTGCCTTGTACCATCTGATCCCCTTGACGTTTGAAGTCAGCGTTGATCTCCGCAAGGTTCTCATCGAAGGACATCGCCATGAACGGTCGGGAGGGAACGTCATCAGTTCCGAACTCGTTGTACGACGCATATTCAGCGATGCTGGTGCCTTCGTTCTGGGAACCTTCAAGGATACCGACCGCGACTTCCATCTGCTTCGCTTTTTCAAGCTCGCGAACGATGTTGTTCCAGCCCCGGTCGATGTCCTTGACGTTCGCCATGTCACACTCGAGTCATGATTGCTGCACCGAAACACGCCTTCGTGATGTCGAGGTACTGCTGACCGTAGGAAGTCTGGCCCATGTAGGTGTCGCCACCTTTCACGCCGCCATAGCTACGTTGCAGATCCCCCTCCTTCTCGCTTGTAACGGCCCCCAGGGCCGCGGCGCCACCTTGGCCCGAGCGTGTGGTAAGAGAAAGCATGTGCGCCGCGTACAGCGCCCGCGCCATCGCCGCACGCTCGGTATCCAGGCAACCAGTGTTCGCAAGGTTTCCAGCAACTGACAGCCATTGCTCCACCGTTGCGTCAGCGACGCTGGCAAACTCTGGCGCCAGAAGCCGGAAATACTCGAGCTCAGTCATTACTGCGCAGCCGGTGCAGGAGCAGCGGGGGGCACAGGAGCGGCCGGCTTCGGTGCGACGGGTTTCGCAGCCGGTGCAGGAGCAGCAACCTTCACTTCAACGAGTTCGTCCTTGTTGATGGCGCTCTCGAAGCCTTTCGGGATGTCCTTTTCCTCGCCGGGGGCGATGGAAACATTGCCGACGTGATGCAGTCGTGCAGATACGTTTTTGACTTTCATTTCTTTCTCCTGAAGTTAATAGAGGGACTGGCGAACCAGCCCCTCTATTTTACTTAGATGCCGTCTGCGAACGCAAAGGCCAGCGGATACTCAATGATCACACCAGCGAAGCGGCTCTCGACCGGCACTTCGAACTCCAGGCCTTTCTGCTGCGGGCTGTACTGCTTGATCATCATCGGAATTTCAAGCTGCCAGTTTTCCATGGAGTTTTCCATGGCGTACATGCGGTCCGCACCGCTTGCACCAGCGCCGTCCATTTCGACAACCTGCTTGAACTCGACGCCCGGATGGTTCTTCTGCAAGAACTCCAGGATGGTCGTGTCGCTGGCAGAGCTGTTCTGCGTGGTAGCAATCAGCGCGTACTGCTCGATCGGCAACCACACCTGATTGACGCGGTGAATGCCCTTGGACTGCGTGATCACCTTGTTGATCAGGGAGTTGATGTCCCGAACGATCTTGTCAGCAGTCTTGCTGGCGAAGGTCTTGGCCGAACCAGTGCCGTCAGCTGCCAGGGTGACTTCCGGGATGTTGGTGTTCGTCAGCAGACCCGGCAGACCGTTGTCAGCGTCGCCCGAGAAGGCCAGCTGATTGATCTTTTCCTGATGGGCGCGGGTTGCGGCCATCGCCTTCTTGCCGTTCAGATTGACACCAGCGTACATGGCCGAACGCACTTCCTGCACGTTGTAGCCGTAGGCGTTACCGATCGAACGGATCGGGTTGGTGAATTCCTTGCCGGTCACGTCAGCGCGGGGCAGGTCGTTGGCGTAGTTCGCAATCACCTTCGCCATGCCGACGGTGTCGTACTGGCGATAAGTGTGGGTCGTGGCGCCTTCCGGAATCGCGGTCGAGACCGGCATCAGGGTCAGGGCGCTAAGAGCGACCCGCTTGATGTCATAGGTCTGGGACTTGACGAACTCCAGCTGGCGTGCGAAGAACACGCTTTCGTTCGCATCGAAGCGGCCGGTGTTCTGGATGACGCGGAGGTCAGCTTCGTCGTACTTCATCTGATCTTTGTTCATGTTACTTGATCTCCACGAGGGCCAGACCAGCAGCGGTCGTGCCAGTGATAAACTTCACGCTGATTTGCGTGAAGGCTTCGATGCCCGCTGCGACGGCTTCGTCGGTCAGCTTGCCGGTTGCGACGGTCAGGTTGGCAGTGGCACCAGCAACGACCGCATCCGTCGTCTCGACCCACATGCGACCCTGAGTCAGGACGCTGACGGTCTCGAGCGCGTTGTACTGTACAACGCCGGCGGAAGTTTGTTCGCGTGCGTGGTCATGCAGGGCGAAACCGACCACACCAGCGCCAGCGGTGGCCTTGAGAACTTCCTTTTCCTTGTCGGTACCCAGCTTGACAGGGTACGCGACCGGGATGGCTTCTTCCGCGGCGTAGCTGCGCACGTTGCGCGGGCCGATGCCGTCAAGCATACCCTTGAAGGCGGGTGCGCCGTATTGGCTGATTGAAGTTTGCATTATTTCTGCTCCTTGTTGTTACCGAGTTGAGTCATGAAGCCCTTGTAACTGCCGGTCTCGGACTTGTCGTCCTTGCCGTCGTTACGTGGGGCACCGGCTTGGCGCTGTGCAGCCATCGCGACGTCGTTCTTCATGGACACCGTCATGTCGAACGCTGCATTGACATAGTCTTCCGACTTGCCAGTCAGGTCAGCGTCAGTACGCACGGACTTGATCACCAGCTCCTTGACCTCGCGGTCAGTCTTGCCAGCGCCATCGACCTTGAACACTTCAGCGACCTTGTCCAGCTCTGCGCGGGCTTTAACTTCAGCACGGGCAACAGCAAGAGCGTCGGAGCGCACCTTGTCGGTGGATTCCACTTGCGATTTCAGGGTGTCACGTTCAGCAGCGACGGTGTCGATTTGCTTTTGCAGAGCGTCAGCGCGGGTTTCCAAATCGGCTTTGTCACTGCGAAGTTTTTCAACCTCGACAATGACCTCGGGAGCGGCCTGATATTCAAGGCCACTATCCAGCCGAATACGGCCAAGATTATCAGTGGGCATACTAATTTCCTCTTCAGGGTTAAAAGAAACGGCATCATGCCGATCAAGATTGAGGCGGGCATTACCTGCACGACCCCGCGGAACGATTGCAAGATGATTGACCCGGATGTTACGCTGGATCGCATCATATTCCTGGCCGTTCCACACACCAGGCGTCTCTTCAAGATCGACCTTGTAACCGAGCGACAGCTCGCGCTTGCCGCCCTTCAGAATCTTGTCAATCATTTCGCCGTCATGGACGATGATCGGTGCAACCACATTGTCTCCGTCCTGCCGACCTTCACCTTGCATGGTGCCCACGGACAGACGCTTCGCGTTCTTCGCTGTAACAGGTTCGCCGGGATGCTCGTCAGTGACGGGCTTACCTGCAAAGCTCTTCAACGAATCGGCGTTGAACACCTCTTCCGGCGGTCGCAGTTCTCGGCGGATTGTGCCGTCAGCGTTCTTATACATCTGAATGCCAACGCGGCCTACAATCGGCGTGTCAATCAAATACCCCTCGTCAGTGCGAGTGGCTTTGATTTCAGTACGGTCGTATCGGATCGCTTCCATGGTCAGGAGTATATGCGGGGTTGATTCATAAAGTAAAGGCATTGATTCATCAATCTTCCTCGCCCCATACCGCCTCAGCGCGACAACGACACCGCACCTCCTGCCCGGGGTGCGAACCGCCCGCACCTTCCTTCCAGGAGTATTCGTTGCCGTTGCGGTCAGCGTGCTCGGGCCTTACGCGGCTGTCTTGCACGCTGCGCCACACATACCGCTCAACGCCCACGCTCTGCAAGCGGTAGCGGGTAAGGTCAGCATTCAACTTCAAAGTCTGATCTTGAGCAATCAGCTTGGCGCGGTAGTCGGTGACACCGTAGCGAGCCTTAATCTGTTCTTTGATGTCTTTGACCGACTGCCCATTCATTACCCCACGTCGAACAATACCCTCGAGCTCGGGATGCAGACGTGTCGGTAATGATTTGATGAGTGACGTGTTCTCGCTCACCCATCCTTCCGCAAGAGGTTTCAGGAACGGTTCGCTGCGGAACACATTCACACCGAGCAAGGACGAGGACGGGGCGCCCGGCATCACAGGGGGCAACGTCAATCCGGTGTTCGCCTTCACAACCAGCTTGAACTGACCCTCATTGAACTTGCTGACCGCGTTGAACTGACCGGGCAGTCTAGTGACCACACTGCCCAGCGCGTCAAAGGCAAGCCGTGCAAGCTCCGCCATCAGTGCGTCGAGCGTGTCAATCCAGGAGTCGGCGCGTGCTTCCACCTTATACTGGACAATCACGTCGTCGAGCCTGGGTAGCAGGACGCGATTCACGTCCGCTTGCAACTGCCTGGAGTAGCGCAGCAGCAGGCGGACGTATTCTCGCTCCTGACTGTCAGGGTTGTTGAATGTCTTCTTCGTTGCCATTCGGGGCGCCCTGCGGAGGTGTGGTCATTGCGGGTTCTTCAACTTCCGTCTCGGGCAGGGTTTCGACGTTGTCGATGTCATAACCCTCGTCCGGAAGCATCTTCCGAATCTCGCTCGCGTCCAGCGCCCCAATGTTGTTTAGGATCTCGAAGGTCTGCGCCCGCTTGTAATCGGTCTCAGCGACATCCTTGCGTGACGGAACCGACAGCGGGTTGAACTTGATCAAGTAATCCTCAACATACTTGCCCATCACGTAGAGCTGCACCGTCACCAGCTTGTCCAGCGCAGGCAGAAGGATGTTCCCTTGGTCTTGACCGATCTTCGCGTACCAGTTTTCCAGATCAGCCTTTCCCGTGCTGTTTAAGCCGGCTTGCTGCCGACCAAATAACAGGGACTCGGGTATGCCAGTCACCGCGCTCAAAGCGAGCCCCAGGCGATCCATAATGTCGGCAACGCCCGAAAGCGGAGTGCTCTTGAGGTCGTATGACTCAGCCGCGTCAATGACGATCGTATTGTTGATCGAACGGGTCATATCAACCAGATCAACCCGCTTCTTAACCAGTGCTTCCCCGCCCGGGCTGCGCAGCAGGTTCGTCAGCTCGGGAATGCCGTGGATTGCTTGCTGCGCACGCTCGAGCAACTGATTCGCCCAATAGTGACCCATTCCGAAGCGGATCAACTGGTCGTAACACTGTTGCAGCTTGCTGGCGCCCCATCCGTCATTCCGTTCGCGGATGCGGTCAGGTACGGGCACGCCATCAAACACGAGGCAGCGGGTCTCATGAACGATGTACGGCGTCCCCTCGATCGGCGACACCATGTAGAGCTCCGTCTTGCCGAAGCGCATGTCGTTCGGGTCAAGGTACTTCCTGTGACGCGAAACCTGCCAGCGGTCATAGACTCGCAACTGTTCCAACGACTTGGAATTCTCGATGTTGAGCGGGTCTTCCAGCAAGCCACCATCGTTGATCAGCATGACCACAAGGGAGCCGCCGTAAAGGCTGGCCCAGCGCATCGCGTCGCACAGCTTCTCAAGGGCTTGCACACCCTCCAGCTCTGCGCGGACATTGCTGTCATCTTCGACGCCTTCAATGTCGTACCCTGCTCGCACCATTTCCTCAGCAGGCAGATCCACAATGCGGCGAGCAAAGCCGTCCCCTTCGTACAGGCCTTCCAGCTCGGTATATTGCAGCAGGCGCGGCGTGATTGCTCGCGTGTAGGCACTGCGGTCGCCCTTGGTGCCGACGTTAAGGAAGACGTTCTCGTATGGACCGTCGTCCCGCGTCTGCTCAGTTTGTTCGCTCATAACATAGCCTCCAGATCAAACTTGCAACCCATCACCAGCTCGTTGAATGCACGCGATGCCGCGTCGGTCTGGTCTTTCGTTCCATTCGGGAAGATGGTAATTTCATCAAAGAATGCGTCGTTCCAGTCGCCTTCCAGTATATCGACGTTCCCCGCCTCAGCTTGTGCAGCCAGCGGGCCAGCGCGTGTGACCTTGTCGCCACTTTCCGTGCTCGACGTCACAGTATATCCCGCCAACTGCTGAATCAGGTATGACGTCTGGGCCTTACCGGCCTGTCCTGGGTCTTGCGGAATCGAGATCTTGCACTCGTACCCGTCCTGGCTCGCGGTATTGATCAGCAAGCGTTCAACCCCTGCTGACGACTTGCGGTCACGAACGACACTGGCAATGATAAATCTACCGTTCTTTTGACGCCCAATCTTGACGCCGACAGTCCAGTCACCCGCCCCCTCGGTTGCAGCCAAGTCCCAACCCCGCACGAAGCGCGTGCCAGCTGGTACAGCCCGCACAACGGGGAACCAGGCCCTCTTAAACATGCCGCCCTCACGTGGTGCCGGGCGCTGCTGAAGCTGGCCTGCTGCGGCGTAGCTGCCCAGCGTCTTTTCCAGATCAACGACGGTGTGTTCAGGGAACCGTTCGGGGAACAATAGTTCGCCGTCTTGGGTACGCGGATCAACGAAGCCGATGCGAGTGGCGCAGCGTCGCTCCGCTTCAAAGCGCATGGGCAGGCAGAGATGCACATACCCGAGCTCACGCTTCATAATGATGCCGCTGGTGTCCTTTTCATGCAGGCGCTGCATGATGACCACAATAGCGGACTCGTCGTTATTCACCCGCGTGGGCAATGCTTCCGTGAAGGTGAGCTCCGCCGCACGCAAGTCGGCCTCACTGTTCGCATGATCGACGGACAACGGGTCGTCCAGGATAACGCGGTCACCCCGCGAACCCGTCATGGACGTGAAGGCCATTGCTTCGCGGAACCCTGTGAAGTCGTTCTCGAACTTCGTCTTAGCGTTCTGGTCGCCCGTTAGCTTGATGGGCCAGCGTTCCTGATACCATGCGGACTGAATGAGGCGCCGTGCTTTCAGGTTGTCGCGCACCGCCAGATCTTGCTTGTGCGCAGTGCCGAGGTATCGCTTCCCAGGCAACCCCTGTGGCCCCCATTCCCAGGCCGGCCACAGCACACCAGTGAGCAGCGACTTCATGCAGCCGGGAGGCACGTTCATGAGCAAGCGTTTGATCTCCCCGCTCGTCACCGCTTCCAAGTGCTCGCAGATCGCGTCAAGCGACCAGCCCCATTTCAGCTCGGAAGCGGGCTCCAGCACAGGCCAAGCCATTTTGACGAACTCAGCGAATGAGTCCTTCGCAATCTCGCGGTCGAAGTCAATGAGGTTAGGGAGCATCGGGATAGAGCTTCTTCTTGATTGCCAGCTTCTCTTCCAGCGTCAGGTGGCTCATATCCGGGGCAGTGTCGGTCACCTTAACTTCGGTCTTTACCGGAGCCTCGATGCCAATGATCTTGGCCAACTGCGTGAGCGCAGCAACACGGGCCGCACCGCTGTTGAACCGGCTGTGAGCTTCACGGTACAAGCCAGCAACGATCTTCTTGCGATGCTGGTCTTCTTCGGTGAGGATACCGAACTCCGCTTCCTTCTCTTTGATGAGCTTCAGCGTATATGGTTCGGTGAGGAATTGCTTGGCGTACTGTTGAGCGAATGCTTCCTGATAGCCAAGGCGAATGGCCGCACCGACCGCGTCATAGTCAGCCAAGTATTCCGCGACAAAGCGTTGGCGAAGCGCCTTCTCTTGCTTTGTCAGGGTGTCAGCTAATTCGCTCACGCTATACTCCGAAAGAATGTTAATTCAATCGGAGTATAGCGGAGCGTGAATCAATCTAACAAGCAGAGACCTCAGACTCGCGGAACTTCACCCTGCACCAGTTTCTGTCGAACCCATTGCTGGAACCATTCCAGGAACGAATCCCAATCCATCTCGGCGCGGGCTTGCTGCTGCATACCGCCCGGGAGGTGGAGCCACACCAGCGTGACACACTTCCACTTCTTCCCGTTCTGACGGTACAGGAGCACCGGATGCTCACCGTTATCGTTTGCAGCGGTCTCGCACTGCTTCCACCATGTGTTGATTGACAGTTGTTCCTGGCGTTTCACTTCGATAGCGAGCCCGAACGTATTCGACAAGTCGCTGCCACCAACTGCGCTCTGATTCTGGTTGCGCTGGACGATTGGTTTCTCTGGAAGCGGGTATCCCCCATCGGTCATCAGCTTGCGAATAATGGGCTCCAAGGCACGCTGAATCTCGCGCTCGCCCTCCTGACCCTTCTGCCTGATATTGATTCCCATTCTTGCTCCTGTAGAAATAGTGATTGCCCCACCGACCAACACGCTCCATTGACGCTGACCAGTAAGGCACAATCTTGACTTCGTGATAGTGAGTGGCGCCACCTGTGAAGTCTTCCATGTAAAGCGCCTCGCGTGCAGACTGCTCCGCACGCTTCCATTCCTTGCTGGTGCGGTCAGGGCGCTTGTGCGGAAGCAGGACGCCACCCTCACTGTCCGTAATCGTCCAGCTGAATTGCTTGCGCTCGAATACAACGTGACACACGTCTTTATCGAGCCCGCTCTGATATACCCTATTGAGCGTCACCAATGCGACGGCGTGCTGGCCCGCTACGGGCTCCCCGCGTGCTTCCTTAAACACGTTGAGAGCCAAGCAGGTAAGAGCAATCTCAAAGCCCGTCATATGATCGGTTTCCCTTCATAGCGATACCAGTGCGGTTTCAGAGCAATCTTTTCAGCGATGCGCTCACGAATGATACGCAACGCTTCCGGAGTTGCAGTGTAGTGACCACACCAAGGCGCCGCAAGCATGGTTCCGTCCGGGTCGAGCTCTGACTCACGGTTGAAGTTGATGCCACGTCGCTCTAGCTCCGCCCTCAGCAGCGCATACCGCTCCACCAAGTAGGCACCCTTATCGTAGAAGAAGCTGACGTGTCCAGTGTTCAGCGTGAATGCTGGTGGAATACGACTCAGCACACCTTCGACGCCACGTGCCGCAATGCTACGAGCAAGGGACTTGGGCACCATCTTGATCTCACGGAACTCAGCGAACAAGTGCTGATCCATAAGCTCTTCAGGCGGGACTAGATTGATTCGGGTCATTGTGTATCCTTCTCGTTCATTAAGACCCGCAATTCTACACGAAGCGCAGCCTCACGCAACTTGCTCGGGCTCGCCTGCTTCATGACTTCCAGGGCGATGGCGCAGAACGTCTCAAGCTCGGCACGCTCTTCGTCACCCCATCCAATCAGACCAGCAATGCCCTCGCGCAGACGCTCGTTCTTGAACTTCGCTGCCTGCTCTGCAAGGTATTCGAGTTCCTCGCGGGGCAGGGTTCCGCGTTCGTGCAGCAGCTCCTGACAGCGTTGCGTCCAGTACATGACCGTCGCAAGCTGGAATTCACGAGAGTTGAACTTCTTCGACAACTCCCGAGCCTGGAACCTTCGTGTCATGCTGACTCCTCGTCAAACTTGGCTCGCAGTGCGTCACGCTCATTGCACCGTTCGCAGCCTACACAGGGGCGCGGGCTGTGCAGTATTGGAGCACCTCGACCGTTCTGCCCGTACCAGCAAGACGCACGATCCAGGAACCGACGCAAGCGCCCACGCCAGTCACCGTTGAACAAGCGTCGCAGCAGGTACGACCGAACAATCGATATCACCGTCATCCAGAAAGTGATGATGAAATTGTTCTCCCACGTCATCGGAATACCGTAGGCCTTGCATATCGCAGCAGTGGCGACCATTGCAACACCCAGGCCAACGACCGTATTGACCACAGCTTCCAGCAGGCTCATCGCTTTAGACTGGCTCATGGTTGGAACCTGTCCTTTCCGACGGTGTCTTCGACACGCATCTCTTTGAACCGTTCCAGGCTGTCAATTGCTTCCTGAACGTCCTTGCCGATGTCCTTACCTGCACCGCGCCCACCAGCGACCAGCAACTTCTTGACCGCGTGCTGGATACATGGGTCCGTGACGTTGAATAATGCGAGCACTCGATACACATCGATCGTCTGCAGGTTGCTGACGTCTTTGTGATAGTGCGGATGTTTATTACCTACGCTCATGAGAATACCTTTTTGAGTTGAGTGAATAAATCTTTTGCGTCTGTCAGTGTAAGTGTAAGAGGACCGTGTTTGACATACATTGTAATCGTGACTTCGGGTTTGTCTGCTGATCCCTTATGTTCCATTGCACGAGGCGGAACATTATAGTCGTTTGCCTTTGGATTTCTTTTATGGTCCGAAGTTCGCCTGGTCAAATCCTTTTCACGTTTTCCAAATTCTGGATTAAGTGAAGTTTCATCGTACCAATACGCAAACATAGGCCTCGCGCCTTTCACTGGAACTTTCTTCCTGTGTATGTGCTGTTCCGTTGCTATCAACTCCCGCAATGCAGGGCCAACGCCACCGCCTAGCGTTCCACCCATTGCGTCGGCAATATCAGATCCCAAAATCGGATTTCGCGGACCTCTTTGCTTAATGATGATGTAGGCTTCTTCCGTCACAGTGTATTCCCTTTTCATGCCACGCTCCTTGTAATGAACTGCTGCAAGTATAGGAACACACCAGCTTGAGCGCAACGCACGTTAATTATGACCACAGTGCTCGCGGCGATTGTCGCAACGGTGTGCCGCATTGCTCATATGATTTCTGCGGATTTTTCGAATTCATACCGATAGCAAAAAGAATGCACCGATTTCAGCCCTTGCTAACGCACTTTTGGCATAATAACGAACCCAAAAAGCACCCGATGCTAATCGCTGCAAACCCTTACCAGTGCTCCTTATATACCCTATATAACATATATAAATTAGTAGTTAGTAATAGAGATAAGGTATATCTTTATCAGTATGGTATGGTGAGTGAGTAATGGGGTCACCATACCACCACCAAAAAGAAATGGTGTTCCTAGGGGGTATGCCCTATTTCTGCTAATTTGCTAATCGCAGTTCTTGCGTTAGCAACTGCGCCAAAGCCACGCTCTTTTTATACTCACCCTCCCATGCTTGCGCTCAAGGTGACGCCCAAATAAACTGCACCGCGTCACAACCATAAGGAGTCAATCATGTATCAAACAAAGTTCGGAGAAGTACGCCAGCACCTATTCCATCCCGACAACGCGGATCAGCTTGCGGAAGCGCGTGCGGACATGGAAGCCCGCCTGCCTACACTTCTTATAAATGCGGGGTTCCCGGAAGAACATTTTCCTCTAATCAAAAATATGGAAAGCCTGATCCTTGACTGCATAAGGTTCGGGCAGTTCCCTCGCATGATCGAAGTGACGGGCATCAGTGTGGTCAAAGATGATCCTGATCCGGAGTTGCTTACCAGCCAGCACGAAAACATTCAGGAACGGTTCCAAAAGCAGTTTGAATATTTTTCGCGCCCTTTCTATCAGCTCACAACGGGGGAAAGCTGGTGGGAAGGCGAGCCGTTGTTCCTTGTGTATGACGCGAATAGCTTTCTCATGCACTGCAAATACGAATTAGAATTGCGGTTCGAAGACATTCGCGGACACAAGCCAAAGAAGCGCGGTCGCCCTCGCAACGATGCCGCGCACGCTGCAAAGGAAGAGCAGGCCGGACGTTATAAGGAATGGATTGAAAGCTGCCGGGCGTATAAAAAGGAAGTCCTGGACAAGTCCAACGAGCTCAAGGCTTGCGAATCCGCTGTGCGCGAACAGGTGGAAGTCATCGAGCGTGAATGCGCTGCTCGTATTGCGGAAGTTCAGCAAAAGGTGCAGGAACAACGTATTGCACTCAACATGCTTAAGGCTCGCGGAGCTCCGAAGTGGATTCCTTAACTCACGTTGCGAAGCCTAAGCCGGCTCGGTACAATGCAACGCAATTACTCCACCACAGGATAAACAATCATGACGTCAAAGGCTAATGACGCCCAGCGGGAATTTGACGAACGGTATATCACCAGTTCGGAGATCATGGAGACGCTGGGCGTGACCCGTACCACAATCCTCTTGGCTCGGCGCACTGGTAAGCTCCCCGACCCGATTGACATTCAGGGCAAGATCTTTATCTGGGAACGCGACAAGGTGAAAGACTACCTCGCAGCCTGGAAGGTCGTGCTGGATGCTCGTCGGGGAGTCACTGCATGATTCCAGCGCAATGGCAAGCTCTACCGGACGAACTGCGCTATGTGCCGAAATGGTGCGTGGCGGCGCCCGACAAGAGCCCTTACACAACGAGCGGGCACCGGGCCAGCGTAACGAACCCGAGTAACTGGTCGGACTGGTACAGCGCCGCGCTTACAGCGGCCCAATGGGGTGACGGTGCCGGGATTGGTTTCGTCCTGTCCGACGACGATTGCTTTACCTGCATTGACCTTGACGTCAAAGACAACACGCCGCAAGACCAGCTTGACAGGTTCTGGAAGATTGTGCAAGCGTTTGACAGCTACACTGAGCGCAGTCGCAGCGGGAAGGGCTTGCACATTTGGGTCAGGGGTAAGGTGGGCACAGGTTGCAGGCGTGACGGTGTGGAGGTGTATTCACAGCAACGCTTCATCATCTGCACAGGTGACGCACTGCCTGGATTCCAAAAGCCCGTCGAAGACCGTCAAGAGCTGTTGGATTTATTGGTGGCGGAGATCCGCGCTGCTGCACAGACCAATCATATTGAACTGGTGGAGCAGGATGAAACCATTACCGACGAAGAGCTCTGGCAAAAGGCGGCTGACGCTGCAAACGGCGACAAATTCAAAGCCCTCTGGGCAGGTGGATGGGCAGAGCTTGGCTACCCATCACAATCCGAGGCGGACTTGTCGCTGCTGTCAATGCTGTGCTTCTACACCAAGTCCAATGAACAAGTTCGCAGACTGTTCCGTCTGTCAGGTCTTGGACAACGGGACAAAGCACAGAAGAACAATCGTTATATTGACCGCACGCTGGCAATGATTCGCGGTCGGCAGCAACGCGAGGACGCTGCGGCTGCTGCGGCCCAGGCCAACGCTGTGCAGCTTGTTGCACAGGCTGCGCCACAACGCTTGCTCCCCGTTGCAACGGAATCGACGCTGGATTGGCCTCCAGGCATTGTTGGCCAGCTTGCTCAATGGTTCTACGCACTCGCACCGCGTCCGGTGCGCGAGGTTGCAATCGTGTCGGCGCTTGGGCTGGTAGCAGGCATCTACGGACGTGCATACAACATCAGCGGCAGCGGCCTCAACCTTTATATCGTTCTTGTCGCCCGCAGTGCTGTCGGTAAAGAAGCCATGCACAGCAGCATCAGCAAGCTGTGCCACATTATGATGAGTTCCGGTGCAACGGCGTTCTCTGCGTTTGTGGATTTCAGCGACTACGCATCTGGCCCGGCACTGGTGAAAGCGATCAGCAATAGCGAACGCGGCAGCTTCGTCAATGTGGCTGGTGAATGGGGTCGCAAGCTGCGCAAGATGAGTGATGACCACACTGAGGGCCCGATGTCGTCGTTGCGCACCGTCATGACGAACCTGTATCAAAAGTCGTCGGCGGGCACCATCGTTGGCGGTATCGGGTACAGCGACAAGGAAAAGAACGTCGCCTCGGTCAATGGTGTTGCCTATAGCATGATTGGCGAAACGACACCGGACACGTTCTACGAGTCGCTTACGAATACCATGATGCAAGACGGGTTCATGTCGCGCTTCATTGTTATCGAATATGCAGGCCTGCGACCGGAATTCAACACTGCGAACAGTGTGCCCATCCCGGAGGAATTAAAGAACATCCTTTTGAACGGAGCGGACATTGTGATGCAGTGCCCGCCCGGCGGGTTCTTTGACGTTGCGTTGTCGCGTGAAGCCCAGATCATGCTGGACGCATTCGACAAGCATTGTGACCAGCAGATCAACGCAACGGACGACGAGTCCTGGCGTCAAATGTGGAACCGGGCGCACCTCAAGGCGCTCAAGGTTGCGGGGTTGCTTGCTGTGACGGACTGTCCGGGGTCGCCTGTTGTGACGGAGGAGCACGCGGAATGGGCGCTCAACCTTATTCACCGCGACATTTCCATCATGCGGCGTAAGATGTCCGACGGTGACGTGGGCGACGGTGATGTCGTGCGCGAGCGCAAGCTGTTGTCAATCCTTGCCGACTACCTGCAACACCCCATCGCGGCAGGTTACAAGATACCCGACGACATGCGGAAGGCTGGTGTGGTCGCTAGGAAGTACCTCCAGATCCGACTGCAACGTACGAACTCATTCGTCAAGCATAAGCTGGGCCAGACGCTTGCACTTGACCACACCATTCGCAGCTTGATGGACAGCGGGTATCTCGTCGAGGTGCCGAAGGATAAGATTCCGGTCGAATGGAACTTCCACGGCAAGGCGTATCGTATTGTCAGCCTCCCTGATGTCCTGTAGAGCTTGTGAAGTAACGCCCGTTACAGTACAGTAACGAACGTGCGCTAACGCACATAACCAAGGAGAATCCGATGTCCATTACTCACCCCGAACTTGTCCAGGCACTTGCCAAACCCGGCGCGGATATTGTCGCCACTCTGACACCCGAAGACGCTCACTCGCTGCACATGGCAGTCGGCATCGCTGGTGAAGCTGGCGAACTGCTGGACGCTATCAAGAAAGCAGCGATCTACCGCAAGCCCATCGACCGCGCCAACGTGGTTGAGGAACTCGGCGACCTTGAGTTCTACATGGAAGGCCTGCGTCAGGGGTTGGGCATCACCCGCCAGGAAGTGCTTGAGCACAACATCGCCAAGCTGTCCAAGCGTTACAGCTCCGGGACGTACAGCGACAAACACGCCCAGGAACGCGCCGACAAGGCTTAATCATGGCGCACACCAAATATTCCAACCTTACGGACGAAGAGCTTCTTCGCTACGTCGATGACGCTCGTCCGAAGAGCCCTTTGATTGAAGAGCTCGCAACCCGCCTCGAGAAGACTGTGCGGTCTGAAAAGTCCGGAACCTGGACACATGACTGCCCGGTGTGCGAGGCGCCACTTAACTGCACCCTCAACGATGATGGTGATCAACTGACGCTGGAGGCAGCATGACCAACATTCCCGCCAACACCGTGACGCAAGAAGACCTCGCGGAATGGTATCGCCTGCAAGACGAACTGAAGAGCATCAAGGCGTCCGAGATGCTGCTGCGCCAAAAGATTTTCGGCGCGTACTTCCCGTCCCCCGTTGAGGGCACCAACTCCGCACCGCTCGCTGACGGATGGGTTCTCAAGGGTAAGCACACGATCAACCGCGAAATCGATCCTGGTGCCCTTGGTGCCATGAAAGAGCAGTTCGTGCAAGCGGGTATCTCCGCCGACGCGCTGGTGCAGTACAAGCCGAGCCTCGTGCTGAAGGAATACCGCACGCTGACCGAAGAGCAGCGCCAGCTCTTTGACCGCGCCCTGATCGTGAAGCCCGGTTCGCCGGCCCTGGAAATCGTGTTGCCCGCAAAGGCAAAGAAAGCAGGTGAGCAAGCATGAAGCAAGTTCTTGATCATGGTCTGGTGCGGCTGGTGGATCACATGGGCAACGACCTGTCCATTGTCCGCGCTGCCCGCGTAAGCTACGACGCTGACTGGCGCACTGGTGAAGATGAAGGTAAGGACGAGAAGTTGATCGCTTACCTGATGAAGAACCACCACACCAGCCCGTTCGAAGCGGTCACCTTTACGTTCGAAGTCAAGGCTCCGCTGTTTGTGTTCCGGCAGTGGCACCGTCACAGGACGTGGTCTTACAACGAGGTCAGCGCCCGTTACAGCGAGCTCCCGGAAGAGTTCTACGTTCCCGAGCTGCACGACATCACGCACCAGCACACGTCGAACAAGCAGATGCGAACCGACGAGCAACACAGCAACGCGGTTCTGATGCAGAGCTACATGCGGAAGTCCATGATGGACGCCTTTGCGCTCTACAAGGAACTCCTGGCGCAAGGTTGCCCGCGTGAGCTGGCTCGCAGCGTGTTACCCTGCTCGACTTATTCGCGCATGTTCGCAACCGTCGATCTGCATAACCTGTTCCACTTCCTGTGCCTGCGTCTGCACGAGCACGCACAGAAGGAAATCCGCGTGTATGCGGAAGCCATGCTGGAGCTGGTTGAGCCGATCGTTCCCTTTGCTGTGGCCGCATTCAAGGAGACACTGTAATGGCACGTGAAATCCAACTCATCCAGCGACTGGCGCCCAAGCCGGTCGCCTACCACACCGCGAAGGCCTGGGGCTACACCCCTCCGCCGATGCTGGTGACGTTCAAGGGCCAGCGTGGAAACATCCGTCGCGAGATGGTGCCACTGTGAAATTGGTAACGAGGTCTGAAGCTCTAGCACAAGGCCTGCTCCGGTACTTCACAGGCAAGCCTTGCGGTCGCGGGCATGTTGCGGAACGCTCTACTTCGAACCGTGGCTGCTTACAGTGCCACGCGGACGATATGTTTATTCGTCAGACAAACAACCCGCAACACGCTAGAGCCTTGGACGCTCGTTCCAGAAACCGTCGCCCTTGGGATAGCCAGCGCCACTTGAAGGAAAACCATACTGAAGAGGAATGGCGTAGGCAGTTGGACTATATGTCTGCGAAGAACCAAGAGCGACGTGATTACAGTGTGGGCGAATTAAGCTCTGGAATTCGTAAGGAATTGCACGACAAGCAGAACGGGCTTTGCAATGGTTGCGGATGCGAATTGAAGAACCCGCATCTGGATCATGTTATTCCGCTTTCACGCGGAGGAACAAATACGGACGACAATGTTCAGTTACTGTGCGCTCCTTGCAACTTATCCAAAGGATCAAAAACGATGGAGGAATGGAAATGATATCCAAGCCAATGCTCGCTTCCGATTACGACGAATCGAAGATTCGTTTCCCTGTCATAGCGCAGCCCAAGATTGACGGGGTTCGTGCGTTGAACATGACAGGGACGCTAACCGGGCGCAGCTTGAAGAAGCACGCCAACCGGCATGTGACTGGATATTTCAGCCACTCGTCGTTGGCGGGCTTCGACGGTGAAATGGCTGCGGAGCACGAGTGCCACCCGGACCTCTGCAGGCTGACCACATCCGCACTCAGTACCATCGAGGGCGCACCGTGGATCCTGTGGCACGTCTTTGACTACGTCACACCGGAAACGGCCGATCTCCCGTACAGCCAGCGCCTCGTAGCAATGGCGGCGCGGGTTGCTGCACTGCGAGCGGATCCGCACTTGCACGACCTGTCGCATCACTTGCGCTGTATCCCGTCTGTCATGTGTGCAAGTCTTGAGCAACTTCTGGAGGTGGATGCTACGTGGCTCGACATGGGGTACGAGGGCACCATCATTCGTGACCCGCAAGGGATGCACAAGCAAGGGCGCTCCACCGTCAAGGAAGGCGGGCTGCTGCGGATCAAGAGGTTCATCGACTTCGAAGTGGAAGTGACGGAGATCATTGAAGGTGTCACCAACACCAACGAAGCGCAGACCAACGAGCTCGGGTTGCAGTTCCGAAGCTCCCATCAGGAGAACATGGTCCCGAATGGGATGGTGGGCGCAATGATGGGGCGTGTCATCAAAGACATTTTGGACGCCAAGGGTGCGGTTCTGTTCGCCGAAGGTTCGATTGTTAAGATCGGGGCAGGTAGCATGACGCACGACGACCGCGTTCGATACTTCCAGGAGCCAAACTTGCTGATTGGGCAGGTCGCAAAGGCAAAGATGTTTCCGAAAGGTGTCAAGGATAAACCGCGCTTCCCGACCTTCCAATCCATTCGAAGCAAGAGCGACCTGTAGTCAATACACAACCCCGCGAAATTGCTACAATGCTTTCACCGTAGCAATACGAGATAACCAAGGAGCCTAAATGGCATTGAAATTCACAACTACCGACCAAGCTGCCCAGATGAACGGGGTCAAGGTTTTGGTGTATGGTGGCGCGGGGATGGGTAAGACCGTTCTTTGCTCAACTGCACCGAACCCGATTATCCTCAGCGCGGAAGGCGGAGAGCTGTCGCTTCGCAATCTGCGTATCCCGATGATCGAGATTACCACAGTTCAAGACCTTACCGAAGCTCACCAGTGGCTCTCCAGCAGCGCGGAAGCCAAGCAGTTCCAGACGGTGTGCATCGACAGTCTGTCCGAGGTGGCTGAGGTTGTGCTCAACAACGCAAAGCGGCAGGTCAAAGACCCGCGCCAAGCGTATGGTGAGCTGATCGAGAAGATGGAAAGCGTGATCCGCGCCTACCGCGACCTCCCCGGAATGAACGTCTATATGAGCGCCAAGATGGAGCCTAGCAAGGACGAGCTCACAGGTGTGGTCAGGTACGGTCCCGCCATGCCCGGCAGCAAGCTCGGTTCGAAGCTGCCGTACTTCTTCGACGAGGTGTTCCGTCTCGGTATCAACAAGACCCCGCAGGGTGAGTCCTATCGCTTCCTCCAGACTCAGCCTGACATGCAATACGAAGCCAAGGATCGCTCAGGTGCCCTGGCTGCCGTAGAACCGCCTCACCTGGCACAACTTTTCAACAAAATCCTAGGAGTTTGAAATCATGGCACAACTGAATTTTGACGCAACCCAAGTCGCTCCCGATACTGGTGGCGGAGATCCCGTCCCGGCAGGCTGGTACAACGTGATGATCGACGAGTCGGAAATGAAGCCGACCAAAGCTGAAGGCGGTCTCCGTCTGTCGCTGCGTTTCACCATCCTCGACGGTCAGTACGCGAACCGCAAGGTCTTCACCGGCCTGAACCTCAAGAACGCCAATCCGGTGGCACAGGAAATCGCGTACAAGCAACTGAGCGCGATTTGCCATGCGGTCGGCGTGATGCAGGTGCAGGACAGCCAGCAGCTCCACGGTCGCCCGCTGAAGGTCAAGGTCAAGGTTCGCGCTGCTTCCGGTGACTACGAGGCAAGCAACGAGATCACCTCGTTCAAGAACATCAACGAGCAAGTTGATGGCCCTGTTGGTGGCGCTGCTCCGGGTGGCGCACCGTGGGCACAGCAACCGGCAGCAGCCCCGCAGGCCGCACCGTGGGCACAGCAACCGGCAGCAGCCCCCGTAGCACCGGCCCAGCAGTTTGCGCCGCCTGCTGCGGCCCCTGCCCCGGCTGCACCCGCATGGCAACCGCCCGCAGCCCAGCAGCCGTGGGCACAGCAACCGGCACAACCTGCTCCGGTTCAGCAACCTGTCGCACAGCCTGCACCGCAACCGCAGGCAGCTCCGCAAGCTGCACCGCAACCCGCTGGCGCTGTTCCGCCCTGGATGCAGCAGGCAGCAGCTCCGGCCGCTGGAGCAACCCCGCCCTGGGCAGCTCCGCAGCAGTAAGCTGACACAACGGGCGCACTCGAAAGGGTGCGCCCTTTTACTTTGAGGGGAAGACAATGGCAGACGAAGCTGATATCAGTCAGGTAAGAACTGAAATCCTGGAAGCATCCGAGATCGCAGCAGTGCGTGAGCGTGCCGCAAAGATACCGGCAGGAGTTCCCGGCGAATGCGACTTGTGTGGTGAGTGGAGCGGGCGACTGGTGAAGGGCGTCTGTGCTCCGTGTCGTGATAAGCACAAACTCCCATGAAAGATAAATTCAAGCGGGTGCATATGAAAGTCGCGCAAGCCTACGCGGGGCTTTCGTATGCACAGCGCCGTCAGGTTGGATGCGTTATTGTCATCGACGATATTGTCGTTCCTGGATACAACGGGACGCCTAGTGGATGGGATAACCGTTGTGAAGTTCCGGACGGTTCCGCTACACTGCCAGAAGTGATACACGCGGAACAGAACGCGCTGGATAAGATTATTCGAAGCACGTTGAGCAGCGTTGGCGCCAGCGTGTTTGTAACGACCGCACCTTGCATTGAATGCGCCAAGCGACTCCAAGGCGCAAGGGTCAAGGAAGTATTCTATCGCGACGTGTATCGCAACGAGGACGGGATCGAGTTCCTGCGCCGCGCCGGTATCCACGTTGAAAGGGTTGATGATGAGAACAGTTCAGAAAGCAGTTAAGACGCTCAAGGCAATTGACGACGCTATTACAGCTGACCAGGGCGCAGCCTACCGCCAGCACCTCCAGCGCGTGCTCCCTCACATTGGTGACGCATACCGCGGGCACGACGACCCGTTCCGCACGCACCTCGGGGCGTCGGTCATTGGCGGGGAATGCGGTCGCGCTATCTGGTACGGGTTCCGCTGGGCAACCATTCCCAAGTTCAAGGGACGCATCTTGCGCCTGTTCAACCGCGGGCACCTTGAAGAAGGTCGGTTCATTGCTGCGTTACTGACGATCGGTGTGCAAATCTACCAGCAAGACGAGAACGGCAAACAATTCCGCATCAGCGACGTCGGCGGGCACTTTGGCGGCTCGGGCGACGGTGTGGCTATCGGCATCCCCGATCTCCCACCGAACACACCTTGCCTCCTCGAGTTCAAGACTCACAACGACAAGTCGTTCCAGAAGCTGGTCAAGGAAGGCGTTCGCGCTGCAAAGTTCGAGCACTATGTCCAGATGAATACCTACATGCGAAAGATGGGCCTGCCCGTTGCGCTGTACGGTGCAGTCAATAAGAACGACGATGACTTCTACTTCGAGATTGTGACGCTCGACACTGCAACGGCAGACCAGTTCAGCGACCGCGCTCGTCAGATCATCTTGCTGAAGGAAGCTCCTGCACGCATCAGCGAGTCACCGGGCTGGTTCGCGTGTAGCTGGTGTGACCACAAGCCTGTCTGTCACCTCAAGGCTGCGCCGGCTCGCAACTGCCGGACGTGCAAGCATAGCGAGGCACGCGAGGACGGGAACTGGTACTGCACGAGCGACGCTGTGCGGGTTGAAGCAGATCAGCAAGGATGGGAAGATCCGATTGTGCTTGACAAAGCAGCTCAACTCGCTGCCTGCAATCATTACGAGGTGTTCTGATGCTTCAACCGCGCTCCTACCAAGTAGAGGCGGTCAGCAGTCTCTATCAATACTTCTCGGCGCAGAGCGGAAACCCTGTGCTGGCACTGCCTACCGGCACAGGTAAGTCCGTGATCATTGCGATGTTCTTGCAGTCGATCTATTACCAGTTCCCGAATCAGCGGGTAATGGTACTGACGCACGTGAAGGAACTGATTCAGCAGAACTACGAGAAGCTGATGACGCTGTGGCCTGCTGCACCAGCGGGCGTCTATAGCGCAGGGCTCAACCGCCGCGACTTGCACCGCAGGATCACGTTCGCTGGAATTGGTTCGGTCGCGAAGAAGGCAGCGCAGTTCCATCACATTGACATCGTCATTATTGACGAAGCACACCTCGTCAGTCCCAACGACGAAACGATGTACCAAGCATTCCTGAACGCACTGCGCGAGGTCAATCCTTACCTGAAGGTCGTGGGGCTGACTGCAACACCGTGGCGTCTTGGAACTGGTCGCATTACCGATGACGGCATCTTCACCGACATCTGCTTCGACATCACCGGCCTGCACGCATTCAACCGACTGATCGCCGAGGGCTTCCTTGCGCCGTTGGTGCCCCGCCAGACGAAGCAAATGCTTGACACGGATGGAATTCACATGCGGGGCGGTGAATTCGTGCAGTCCGAGCTCCAGCACGCGGTCGATAAGTACGAGATCACACATGCTGCACTTCGCGAGACCCTCGAGCTGGCACACGACCGGAAGCACTGGTTGATCTTTGCGTCAGGTGTGGAACATGCGTGCAACATTGCCGACATGCTGAACGACATGGGAATCCCAACTGTGGGCATCCACAGCAAGATGGGCGATGCGCAGCGCGACCAAGCCATTCTTGACTTCAAGGCTGGTAGGTATCGCGCCGCAGTGAATAACAACGTGCTGACCACAGGCTTCGACTTCCCGGGCATTGACCTGATCGTCGTTCTGCGGCCTACCGCTTCGACTGTGTTATGGGTGCAGATGCTCGGTCGAGGCACTCGCCCAAGTCCGGGGACAGGGAAAGAGAATTGCCTCGTGTTGGACTTTGCAGGTAACACCCGACGGCTCGGCCCCATCAACGACCCTGTCATCCCTCGCAAGAAGGGTGCCAAGGCTGGTGGCGAAGCACCTGTCAAGCTGTGCGGAAGCTGTGCGACCTACAATCACGCAAGCGTGACTCACTGCTGCTACTGCGGGGCAGAATTTACTTTCCAGGTCAAGATCAAGCAGACTGCGGCCAGCGACGAACTGTTGCGGGGTGAGGCTCCGCTGGTGGAGGTGTTCAAGGTTGATCACATCACCTACGCAACACACGAGAAGGCCGGTCGCCCACCTATGATGAAGGTGACGTACTATTGTGGCCTCCGGTCGTTCAGCGAATACGTCTGCATCCAGCATGACGGGTTCGCACAGCGCAAGGCCCGTCAATGGTGGCGCGAGCGCAGCAGCGCAGCATTCCCCGCCAGCACAGCGGAGGCACTTATGGTGGCGGACACGCTCACCGCTGCAACTCACCTCCGTATATGGGTCAATAAACAGTACCCCGAGATCCTGACGCACTGTTTTGATGGAACCGCGTTCGGGCAGCAGGAAGCAGGAGCACCGCCCACGACCGACACAGCAGCGCCCCGCACAGCGGCCCCCGTTGCTGCGGACTTTGATGACGACATCCCGTTCTGACTTCCATCAAAAATATTTTGCTCAAGGGGCTTGCGCGATTGATTATTCTCTCTTACATTACGGTCATGCACATAACGCAAGTGCAAACATCTTAACCACCGTAAGGAGAAACGAAATGACTGCAACCACCAACACCGCCTCCAAGTTCGACGCAATGGGCAAGGAAGAACTCCGCGCTGCCTGCCGCGAAGCTGGTGTGTCGTACAGCAAACTGAATAATGACGGAATGCGTGCCGCGTTGGTTGCACATTACGCCAAGTCCGAGCCTGCCGAAGAACAACCTGCCGCAGAAGAGGAAGCCGCTCCCGCACAAAGGAGCGCCCTCGCGCAGATGTTCGGCCTTACTGCTGCGCCCACCGCACCGACCCCACAAGTCGGCACCTCTTACCGTGTGGTCGATGGAAAGCGGGTCGAAGCTAAGGCAGCGAAGGAAAAGGGTGAAGCTCGCACCCGTACCGAGAAGCCTGCCGCTCCCGCTGTGCCCCGCGTCTCGCGCAAGGGTTATACCATCCAGAAGGAACGTGAAGAGCGCAACGGTGTGAAGCGTCCGTCCGAAGGAACTGTGTGCGGCGCAGTGTGGGCCGAGTTCGACAAGAACCCCGAGATCAAAGCGGGCGACCTTGCTGACCTTGCTGACGCCAACGGATGGAACCGGACGAATGTGTCCTGCGAATTCTACGCCTGGCGCAAGTTCATGGGCATCAAGGGTCGCGCAGCAAAATGAGAACCCTTCTGATCCTGGGCTTGCTGGCGCTGTGTGGTTGCAGCAAGCCCACGGACTGCGTCTATCAGCACACCGACTCCGATCGGGCTGCTGGCCGCATGTGGGTTCCGGAGCGGGATGTGTATCGCTGCGCCAACAACGTGTGGATTTATAAACAAAGGAACTGAGATGTATTTCGTATTCGATCGCGAGACGCTGCAACTGGACGGGCTATTTGACAAGCCCAAGGATGGCCACACTGAGGACAGGTACATCGTTCTGTCATCTGACGGTCAAGACCAGTTTCGGAAGACGCTCGATCGTTTGCGGGTCACTCGCCTCGAGATTGCGCTCATGTACCGTAACGCGGGGAACATTGTTGGTCCTGTTAGCGATTACCGAGACAACCTGATTTCTTATCTGTTTTACCTGCTGACAACCGGCAAGCCCCTTACAAAGCACACTGCCGCGCTGTTTAACGAGGAAGCCGAGCCCGTGCAGGCCGGCACAGGCCGCGATCGCCCTGCCGCCAATACCGTTGCACCGGCCAGAACACCGAGCGCCCCACGTTCCGGCAATCGCGCCACCATCTTCGAGGTGGCTGACCGCATGTGGAACGAAGCTGGTGCCCCGAAAGATGTTTCCATCGTCCTTCCGTTGCGTAAGACCATCATGGCTGAACTGGAAGCGAACCATGACATCAAGAAGACAACGAGTTCGACTGCACTTGGCGAGTGGCAGAAACTTCGACTGAACAATTGACAGTAGTTGCGCTCACGTTTCCCTTTTTATAAACTGCGAAGCACGTCACCAAGACGTTTCCACGATATCCACCCTTAGGAGTTAATCATGTCCGAGAAGACCCAAGAGCAACTGGACGCCGAAGCTGCGGCCAAGGCCCAAGAGCAAGCCGAGAAGGAAGCCAAGGCCGCTGCCGCTGCTGAAGCGAAAGCCGCCAAGCAAGCCGAACGCGAAGCCAAGAAGGCTGCTGCGGAAGCTGAGAAGGAAGGCAAGAAAGCTGAACGCGAAGCCGCCAAGCAGGCGAAGCTCGACGCAAAGGAAGCCGCCAAGGCCGAGCGCGAAGCTGCCAAAGCTGCCAAGGAACAAGCGAAGGCCGACGCCAAAGCTGCCAAGGAAGCCAACCGCCAGCCTGAACAGAACGGCATCCGTCGCCCGGGCCCTGACGGTCTGTGCGGCCAAGTGTGGGGCCTGGCTGACCGCCTGTCCCAAGAACTGGGCCAAGCTGTCCCGATCGCCAACCTGCTGGAAGCCGGTGTCGCTGCCGGTCTCAACCCGAGCAACATTCGCACCGAATACGCTCGCTGGAAGAAGTTCCACGGCCTGAGCGGCCGCATCGTCCTCCCGACTGCGACGTCCGAGTAAGCTCCGCGGTACAATGCCGCACCGCCCACCCTGTGCCATGCGGGGTGGGCGCCCTTACCTCCCAGGCGCAAGCCTGCAACCTATGGGATTCGCATGAATACTCAACCAATCGAAAAGCGTCGCGACAGCGACGGATCCACCCTCGAAGTCCATTCGGTCTTCGACACCATCCAGGGCGAAGGCCCTTTCACTGGTCACCCCGCTGTGTTCATTCGGCTTGCTGGTTGTAACCTGCAATGTCCAGCCTGCGACACCGACTACACGACCGACCGCTGGACTTCTAGCCCCGCCTCCTTGGTGCAGTACGTCAGCGAGATGCGCAAAGCGCCCTCACTTGTGGTCATCACGGGCGGAGAACCCTTCCGTCAAAACATTCATCGCCTCGTCAAGCAACTGCTTGAAGCTGGTTACACAGTGCAGGTTGAAACGAACGGCACACTGCCCCCGCCCACTATCGGTTTCCCCGAGTTCTGCTCAAAGGATATAACCGAGCGGAACCGTTGCTTTGTCGTGTGCAGCCCAAAGGCGGGAAAGGTTAATTCCGTCACCGCCGCCATCGTGTGTGCCTACAAGTATGTGATGGCTCACGACAGCGTTGATACTGATGGGCTCCCGCTGCTGGC